GGCTATTTCAGCTTTGTCATTGAATGTTAAAGATTTAGATGGGCATGTGCGTTTACGTTTTGCTATGAACAATGAACAAAACCGAACAATATTTGTGAATGATGTAGAACAGCCATTACTGTATAATAATGATTATCCAGCAGACACCCCGATGCTGATAATACTTGATACAGCTGGCAATGTGATTTACAGCGTAGCAATGACAGGTGTTAGAGGATATGCGTCTTTTGATACCTTAAAAGAATATAGGTCTGGTTTTGGAACTGATATAGTAAATTTTGTTTCAATAGATTTGTATTATAATCGTGCTACGACCCTTCAGCGCTTAAAGCGGCAATACTATACTGATTATAATTTTCAGTATGGTTATGTTGGCACTTTGTACGATAGCGTTGATACTATTGTTCCGGATGCAGTGTTAACAACGCAATATAGTCAGCATGGTGTGTCACGGGATGTTTTTTATGGCGAACCTTTAACGGAGAGCTTGCAATCTTTGTATACAGTTAGTGCGGCTACTAACCATAAACCTGTGAGAACGCGAACAGCGTCAATATTCAAGAGTGCCGTAACCAGTGGTGTGAACGAAAATAAGATATACATAAGTTCACAGCACGATCACGGTGAATGTTTTGTGTGCTGGCGAACGTATGAGCAATATACAAAATTTATCTCTACGTTTACGCTTTGGGTAGAAGATCGTCGTAATTCATTCAGTATAGATAGTTTTTATTCATACGTTCAAGCGCAGATTCCTAATGGTAGCGATACAGGTCAGTTTAATTTAGAGCAAGCATTGGTTAATTATTTGGGAAGATATTATTACGATGATTATTGTCAGTTTTTGATAGATGATTGCTATGAGCCTAAGCCGGAAATGACGGATGCCAATTATGACCGTTTGCGTATTGAATTTATGAAAGATGATGTTACGGTGGATTATGGCGATTCTTACGAGCCAGTATATTACACTTATTAAAATTCGATAGAGAGCGAACTGGTTGTCAGTTTTCTCTCTATTCTTTTTAAAGTTATCGTATATGCGACAAGATATTCATATAGACACGGCTGCTGGCGATATTGTATGGAAAGAAACAATCCATACCAATGTCCGTAAAGTGGAGTTGGAAGAGATGGATGCGTATGTGCTATGCACCATATTTATCCCTGCCAGCTTTGACATTCGCCGTCTTCAGACTGTTGGGGCTATTGTAAAAATCCCATATACTCCAATTGAAAAACCATTAAAAATAAGATTTGCACGAATTTATGGTAATAACAATAGATTCATCGCTAACCCTAATACTGGTGATGATGTTTTTGACTGTGTGGTTAGTAGGCACAGCGGACTGAACATATCTCAGCTATTTGAGGTCAATGAAGATTTTATGTTCAATGTTGTGATTGATGGCGGAACAGCGGTGTTATATTCTGCTGATGATTTAGACTTTGAACAGATTGAAGCGAACATCCAGAATAGAAATTTATTGCTGCGCTGTGTTCCGGGCAACTATTATCGTTATCCGGCGTCTGGCGTAGGTATGATTTTATATCTGAACTCGAATATATCTACTACTGATTTGGCGAGAGTTCTTCAAGCTGAATTTAGTGAGGAAAAAACCGTGGTACGCAATGCGTATTACGATGATGATACAAAGAAGTTAGTGTTAGACTTAGATTTTTCAGAGGCAAATGGCAGTGTATAAAGTTAAAGAAGGACAGAATTTGTTCGATGTAGCTGTTACATTGTACGGCTCTATTGAAGGAATTTCTTATTTGCTGTTCCTAAATTCAGAATTGGGATTGGGAACGGAATTAAAGGCTGGCGATGAACTGGAGTATGACTCTGGTCTTGTCGTAAATAAGGATATGCTGGATGCTATTGATAAGCGAAAGGCAATAGTAGCAAATGGCAAACGGCATATACAATACAAGCAATGTGACTTGACAAAGAGAATGGTCCTTAAACTGGATAAGGATGAGGAGCTAATTAAAATATCTTGGTCAGGAAATGGGAAACTTGTAATCGACTGGGGAGACAATAGTGATTTGGAAAGCATCAACATGCAAAATGGTGAAATTAAGGAATATAGCCATTACTTCGATAACAAAACTACTACTGCCCGTATCATTACATTCTATGGCAATTTTACATTCCAGACCCTTGATGTGTCCAAGTTGCATGGAGAAATGTATATCTTGTCATCTTTCCAGATTGAGCAATACATATCCAATGGCGGTACAGTCAATATTGATTCATTGACATTAGCGCGTGAATTATACAGCGTTGTATATTCAAAACATAGAGTCAAGTCTTTGATGCACCTTAAAGACTTGAACTTACAGTATTTAGAGTTAAGCAATAACACCTATGAAAATCTGGGTGCTATTGACGAACTATTTATTTATATAGCCAGTCATTATGGAACACGCAGACCGTGTGAAGTAAAGTTGGACATATCTCCATTAGGAGAATATAGAGAGCCTGAAAAAGATGGTTTTGGCAACTATGTCATCACTACTGGAATGGAGGCTGTCTATGTAATAACACATGAAGCAGACTGGAATCAGGCTGGTGTGTGGAAGTTTGATATTAACGGACATATTTATACATATAGCGTATGAGTAGAACATTAAGTGATATATATAATTCGGCTGTTCAGAAAAGAAATGAGTATTTGAATCTTAATTCGCTGAACAATGATAGTAAGATGTCTATCATTAACGCCATCACATATACTGCTTCTTCAGTTGTGTATTCGTTTGAGACATTGCTGGATACATTTATGATTGATTTTGCTAATATTATGGCAGGCAGGATACATGGTACGGCAGCATATTACGCCAATGCGATGAAGAAATGGCAGTATGGAGATTCTTTGGTTGTTGATGAATCGGGAACTTCATTCTATTACCAGAACGAGGATTCAAGCAAATGTCTTATTACCAGAGTATCCTACGAGGAACAATACAACACTGATTATAAAGACAATGTGCTGATTCTGAAAGTAGCCAAGGGCGAGGGTAGTTCATTGGAGCAGCTTTCTTATGAAGAGTTGTTGTCAGCCAGAGCCTACATGAATCAGATTAAGTTTGCTGGAGTGAAGACTCGCGTAGTCAGTCGTAAGGGCGATGTCCTTGTTCCGCGTCTGACGGTGTATTATGATGGAGCTATTTCAGAGGATGCAATGTATACAAATATTGAAACTGCTCTGTCTGATTATATTGAGAACATGTCGTTTGATAGCAATGTTTATGTGCAGAAGATTATCGATGCGATACAAAGCGCAGAGCATGTTACAGATGTCTACATGGATCCAATGGCAGCGCAAGGAGAGGAACAGGGCGTATTTATTGCTAAATATGACGATGATAACCAGATAGAGCAGGGCGGTTTGCAGAAAATTGAGCGAATGACAAAAACGTCTTCGGGTTTTTTGAAGCAAAGTACCAGAGAAGGAGCGGAAGCCGATTTCCCGACATACAGAGAAGCGATTGTACTTAAAGTTGAAGGTGAAGAATGAGAAAATATAGTTTTTCAGTAAGCAATTTGGTTAACCAGCTAATGCCCCATTTTCTTGGAGGCAGAAAGCTGGTCCTGTTTGTACAGGCGATTCTTTCTCCGTTGCAAGATACGCAGGAAAAATGGGAACAGTGGGCTTATGAGAAGCGCATGGAAGCGGCAATGACCTCTCAGGTTATATTGTTTGAATATTTTCTGACTTATAAGCTAAGAAAATATTTCGCTGATTCAACACAGCGAATAACCATTACTGACGGAACAAGCAACGGTCTTGTAATGTATTGGGCAAGGGCTGAGAGTCCTGAAGATGTCATTATGCGACAAGAAGGAGAGCTGAAAGGGGCAGAACCGCAAGCCGTTTTGAGATATGAGAATGAGCAGTCGGATACCAGCGCTTATAGCTTTATTATCAACTGCCCAGCTATCAATACGGATATTATATCTACTGGAGAGGTGAGAAATATTATCTCTTATTGGACAGACAGATACCGTATTGCAGGTAAAACGTATAATATAAAATTCATATAATATGATAGAATTTAGTGCGCAAACTGGCGGAAGACATACTTATGTAGATGATATTCTGAATCTACAAGATTTGTCTTTAGCTATCAACAAGATGTTTGACGGCTGTGATAATTTCGTCATATCGGGTTGCGAAGTCAATGGAGTTAGAATTTCCAGCGGCTTTGTATATATAAATGGCAAGATTCGCTATTTTCCGGGGACAAATGCAGTCGCAAGTTTTCCAGTCTATTTGGCTGAGTATAATTACACGGAATCAGTCGCTTATGCTGATAGCGCTGATAAAGTAGGACGTACAGTTTATAGCGTTCAGGCTTTAACATTGCCTCCGAACACAACCGATGCTGTGACGGGCAATGTACCTGAATATATCTTAATTAGGTCGGATAATACCAAAGATACTATTAACGACGCTTTCTTTGGTAAATACGCCCTTATCTTGAATACTGATTCAGAGCAGGAAGTGGCTGGCGCTGTATCTTTTAAGTCAATAGTATCTTTTGTTGAAGCTGTAAACAGTGGAGCCTATAAAATTAGAAGCGGCAATAGTCAATGTAACATTGAATATAGTCAGGATGGTACATTAGTTATCCGTTCGGTGGTTGATTCTGACTATTCAATTCAGCTAACCAAAGAGGGCAATTTATTGTTCAAGGCTGGCACACAGACCATCGCAGGAATCAATGCGGCTGGTCGTATCACTGCATCTTCAGTAATTGCAACTACTGTAAAAGGCGGCAACGTCGCAATTACCAATAGCGCAATATATAATGATGGAGTTAACGCCGATGATGGCAGCTTGGATTTAAACTGCGTTGGATTTGACGGTGGCTATACTAAATTCCGTGATTTGAGGATTGGAGACGGTAAGGGTACGACAGTGGTCTTTATCGACGGCTCTGAACATGAAATGCAAATAGCTGCTCAGATTACGGCTGCATCAAGCTATTCTGGCATTACATTGCAGCATACAACGATGAGCAAGTCAAATCCTGCCTTGGTTAAGGCAATTGACTGGAAGGATAAAGATGGTGAAAATATGGCATCTGTCGGCTATTCAGATGTCAATACTTCCGATTTTATTATTAAGAATATCATTGGAAGTATTAAGCTGGATAGCGATGTAAATATATCGGGTAATTTGGTTGTTCAAGGCACACCGTTGTCTGCGTATGCTTTGCTTGCGCCAGTGACTGCCGCATTGAACACAAAGGCAAATGCCGATAATGTTTACTCCAAAACGGCGGCTGATGACAGATATGTTGCATTTAGCTCCGGCTTGGCTGAATTGGTTCGCCGTACAAGTGCCTCTCAGGTCCGTGGAGATATTGGTGCTATGTCGCGCGACGATGTAGCGGCTTTGTGTCCTACTATGGCTAATGCCTTTTCAGATATTGCTACATTTGGATTGTCACCAACTGCTGTTGACTATACAGAACAATTAGTAAATCGTAAGCGTGCTATTTGTTCTAATATTGGCGCAGCTTATATAGGTGATATGCAAGAAAAGCTATTTGATACTGGCTGGATTCGTATCAATACAGGAAAGAATTTTGATATTGATGATATATGGGTTCGTCAGTTTGGAAACATAGTGTTCGTTCAGGGCACATTCAGAACAATGAGAAACGGCGTTTGCTTTACGTTGCCTAACACTGTCTCCCCACCGGTTCATCCGTGCCAGTATAGCTGTAACTGGGATGGCGAGTTCCATTATCGAATAGAAGCCGGCAGCAGAGTGGTTAAATGTGTCCGCTATCAAGGTGCTGGATACAAGCAGACGATCAATTTGAGCTTTAGCTATATGGTTTAATTTAATATTAGTATCAATGGGAATTATAAATTTGAAGAATGATATTGAATCGCAAAAACGCATCAGAGAGCAGCGCGAATTTATCCAAGAAATCCGCCGCTATAAGAAAGAAGAAGCAGACAGGACAAGAACGTGTGTTAGTATCGTCACGCAAGTTGCCCCAGTCCAAGAAAAAACCCAGCCCAAGAAGAAAAAGGGTAAGAAGAAAGGTGGAGTTTAAAGAAACTCGGCTTGGATGGCTTCTTATGCACGAAACTCCAATAGAGTATAGTCTGATTATGGCGGTTGCAGAAGAGACTAAGAAAGACCCTTCAGTATATATGATTGAAAATTTAGCATATCGTAGTGATGAAGCTTTCTTTCATACTCGGCAATTTTGGTTAGCTTTAAGGAAGTATAGGTTGGAAGGATTGAGACCAAAGACAAAGTTCATTCCTACGGCTACTAATGAATTGTATTACATTGACCGTAAATTAAAGACTTTTTCTTATAATTAAGTACCGGGAAATCCCGGTACTTTTTTATTGTAATTTTGTAAATAAGTAATTTTTCTAAAATCAAAAATTTTTTATTACTGATTATCAGTTTGTTAAGAAAAATGTTTAAAATAAAAAATATAAAAAATTTGGTTTTTGAAAATGAGTGCCTTATCTTTGCATCAGAGTTAAAACATTATTCATTGCTAATTATATGATTGTTAAAGACTTGTCAATAATCAAATGTAACGGCGAATACAGTATCGATTTGCTGAGACACGAACTGAACAAGATACCAGATGGAGATTACCGCGTTTTGGTAATGGATTATCAGCGTAACCGTGCGCTTCCATTTTTAAAGTATTTGTTCGGCGTTGTGCTGAAAGAAATATCGGCACAGACAAATATATCTGTTGATGGCTTGTATAAATTTTTCGAAAGAAAATTTGCTCCGGTTAGAACCGTAGAAATTGATGGCGAAGATTTTACATTTCAAGACATTAAAGAGGAAAAAAGCAAAATCTTGCAAGATTTTACTGATAACGTGATTAAATATGCCGACCAGACATGGGGTATTAAGATTACTGAAAGAAGTGAGCTTCAGCCTAAAGAGGCGCAAGCACCTTACGCTTCGGCATATACAGACCAATGGAGAGAGTATATCTCAAATAGAGAAGTTTAAGTAATATTGTTTAATTTATTTTTTAAGTTTTTTATGACAGACGTTAAAAATTACGCTGCATTGTTTCAGCAGAGTGGAGAGACTATTGAAGATGCGAAGAGAAAAGCCGCAGAAGAGGCGAAGAAGAAAGCGATGAAATTCTTCAAGATGGACAAGAATGACCGTTATCTTGTAAGAATCCTTCCTAATGCTCCGTTGATTAACGAGAATGGCGAGCTTGTTGTGGGTGAAGATGGTAAGCCTAAATTTGCAGGTGATCGTAAGTCTTACGAGTATCCTATCCAGTCGCTTACACTTGGTATCGCTGGCGATAATAAGAAAATGCGATATGTTACCGTTGTTCGAGGTAAGTATGCAGGACTTCCAGCCGATATTGTTGACGCATACGTTGCTGCCGCTTTGAACAAGTACGCTGACTCTCAGGACATTTGTAAGCGTATTAAGAGCAACAGCTTCTCTGGCGGTTTGAAGTGGGATTCTAAGCGCGCTATGTACATCCTTGATATGAACAAGCCAACAGACGGTATTCAGATACTCCAACTGTCTTATGCACAGTATAAGGAGTTGGAGGACCGTAAGATGAGTGAGTGGGCAGAGCTAATCAAAGAGGTGCCAGACGCTTCATGCCCTATTTCATCTATTCAGGCTTACCCTATTGAGATTTACAAGAAAGAGGGTGAGGGCGGTAAGACCGAGTATCAGTTTACCATCAAGACACGCCGTGTTGATAATTTGAGCGAGGAGGTATTGGAAGCATTGATTGCAGCACCAAGAATCCCTGACACAATATATCATTACTCTCGCTACTCTATGGAAGCAACCATAGAGTACTTGAAGCAGTACGACGCAAAGCACAATCTGTCTGTATTTGACTCAAAGGAAGTTCAGGACGCTATTGAGCAGGTAAAGGGCTGGTTGTCGCCAGACGATACAAGTCATTTCTCTCTGAATGGTAAGGAGGATAGCAAAGAAGAGAACATTGACGATATGATTTCTTCTTTCTACGATAAGGCTAAGGCTCTTGAAAAAGACGGATTAAAAGCAGGCACTCCAGAGTATAGCCAGTTGAAGAACGATATTCGAGAGTTCTGCGACGCTCATGACATTGATGTGGTTATTACTCGTACTAAGAGCATTGAGGCTGTTTTGGCTGATATTGAGGATTATCTTGAAAGAGAGGAAGCTGGCGATAACGGCGAGACTCCTGAAGATGAGCCAGAAGCTGAGGAGGCAGAACAGACACCAGCTCCAGCGCCAGAGGAAGAAGACGAGGATGATGAGCCTGCATCTACTCCATCGAAGGGCGAGCATAACGATGATACAAACGAGCCTGCGCGCCGTCCACGTCCTGCTCGTAATCTTGCTCATAGCCCAAGATAAGAGTTATATATTATATTTATCATTAAGTGGTGCGTATCTGTACGATACGCCCGCTTTTTTAACACACAAATATGAAACCAGTAGCATTATTATTAAACGATATACATATCTCACAATCTAATATTGAGCAGTTCAAGCTAAATTGGCAAGAGGCGCTAACAATCGCTAAAGATAATCAAGTTAGTTTGATTGTGATTGGTGGAGATACATTCAAAAACACAGCTTCCCAGCCGTTAAACGTGTTGATGACAGTATGGGAAGCGTATCGTCAAGCTTGTCTTTTGGGCTTTGACCTTGTAGTAGCTGAGGGAAATCACGATAAGGTGGACCGTGATTCTTTTGTTGGATATAACCATATTTTCAAAGCATTAGGCGCTACAGATGAGCATATATTTATCGTTGACGATTTTGAAGCTTTTGAAATAAGCGACGATACTGTATTGTACATTATGAGCTATTTTTATGAATCTGGCTCTTTTACTGACAGGTACAATACGATGATTACAACACTGAATCCAAAAATGAAAAACATTCTTTACTGCCATCAGGGTATAAAGGGTGGATTGACAAGACCTATGGACGATGAGCTGCCTACTGGTATATTCGATTGTTTTGACTCTGTTCTTGTAGGTCATTATCATGACAGAAAGAAGATTGCAGGAACCAATATCGAATATATTGGTGCATCCAGACAGCATGATTTTGGCGAAGACGAGGAAAAGGGCTATACATTGCTATATAGCGATGGCAGCACTAAGTTTGTCAAGAATCAGGTCAATACTCGTTTTTCGACAATCAATGTAGATTATGACGATGTTGCAAGCGTAAAAAGTCAGCTTGGAGACAAGAACACTAAATATCGTGTAGTTATCAGTTGCAACAATGAAGACGTTAAAACGGTAGACAAACAAAAGCTGTTAGATGCTGGCGTATCTAAGGTTGTATTTGATACCGAATCAAAAGCAGTAGAAGACAACTCGCCAGTAGTATCTAATTTTGACAATAAGTTTGATAAGACTTCCATTTCTCAGGAATACAAACAGTATTGCGAGAAGAATGGATATGATAGCAAGCTTGGTCTCGAATATATCAATAACGCTTTACAATAACAATTATGTACACAATAAAATCTATTTCAGCACAAAACTTTTGCTCTTTTAAGGAGTTTAAGTATGCCCCAGTACAGCAGGCTGCTACTTTAATCTTTGGTAATAACAAAGATAACGACCAGCAAAGCTCTAACGGTTCTGGCAAATCTGCATTGATTGAGGCTATTGCCTTTGGCTTAACCGGAGATACGTTGCGTAAGGTAACGGCAGACGAAATTATCAACAATGAAGCAAATAGTACAATGGTTGAGATTGTACTATATAACGAGCAGGAAGAATTGGGTTACAAGATTCAGCGTAGCTTGGAGCGTAAGAAAGGTCAGACTGTGCGCTTATTTTCTATGGCTACTAATGAAATAGTTGAGGAAATCAAACTTAACTCTGTAACAGAGTATAACGCTGCTATCCTCAGATACATCGGCATATCTAAGGATAATCTGTTTAACAATTTCATCTTGTCAAAGCATAAGTACTGTTCTTTTTTGTCTGCTTCAGATAGAGAAAAAAAGGAGATTATCAATGCTTTATCAGGCGCAGAGCTGATCGACGGTGCATTTGACAAGGTAGTAGAAGATTTGGAGAATAGCAAAGAAAGCGTGCAAAAGCAAGCTATTGAAGTCGCTCGCACGGAAGGAATGGTGTCTACAATGACGCAAAGCATTGAAGATGAAAAGCAGAGAGCTTTAACGGCACAGAATGATATTCCTCGACAGATTGAAGAATTGGAAAGCAAGATTACAGACCGTACTGAAACAATCAAAGATTTCCAGTCACAGCTGAATGGTGCAAAAAATTTGCTTTCAGATTACCGAGACCTTGAGGCAGATGTTGATGATATTGAAATGCTTGACTCGTTTGAGAAGTTCGTTAATGATGTTGAGGACCTTTTGAATCAATATAATATTAGCTGGAACAGCGGTGCTTGGATTATGAAGTCTGACACATGCGCAGTTAGATTAAAGCGAGCACAAGATGACGTTGCTACACTTCAGAAAGATGTTCAGATTATTAAGCAGAAGCAGCATAAGGCGGAGCAAGCCTTGGAAGAGTATTCTGTTTGGGCAGAGCAAGAAGAGAAAGAGCTAAAGCAGCATATCGAGGAATACACCAAAGAGCGCGTTAGTGTTATAGAAGCTATGCGTACTTTATCTTCTATTAAGGAAGATGCTAACAAACAAGTTTCACAGCACAAAGAGGCTATCAATCGCCTTGAAGCGCAGATAAATGGTGCTGTACAATGTCCAAAGTGCGGAGAAAAATTCTTACTGAATAGTGAGTCAACATACGAAGAAGTATTGGAACAGCTCACTGGCGAGAAAAATTCTCTTTCTCAGGCAGAGAGTAGCTATAAGAGTGCTTGTGCTGAATGGGATAGCAACAACGCTAAGTCAAAAGAGCTTGGCGATCTTATGGATGAAAGCGATAAGGCATGTAAGCAGATTGCTAAAGAGCGCAAGGAAAAGCAGACAACTGTACAACGTATAGGTGATGTGCTGTTTGAGGCAAATAGTAAGCTCAATAAGGCTCAGAGCATCGTTTTGAACCATCAGTCTACGCTTAAACAGATGTGTCAGCAGGTTTTTGATGAAGTACATGCTCTTATACAGCGTAAAATCAGCGACAACTCTCGTCATATTTCTGATTTGGAAAATAGTATCTATACCGCCGAGGGCAATGTTAAGGCTTGGCAGAAGCAAATTGATGATTTGAAGAATGGCGCAGGCGATAAGACTATTGAAGATAGACTTGCTGGCATGAATGATACGCTGGAGAAGTACAAGGTACAGTATCAAGAAGCAAACGACAAGCTGAACCAACTGACTTTGGAGCAAAACAAGCTTACGGTCCAGAAGGAACGCTTTGTAGGTTTCAAGACGCATCTTGCTAACACTAAGATTGATGCTCTGGCTGTCATGACTAATAATTTCTTGGAAGAAATTGGTTCTGATATACAAATTTCGCTTTCAGGCTTCACAATTTTGAAAAGTGGTAAGATAAAAGATAAAATTTCTGTATCTTTGCTGCGAGATGGCGTAGACTGCGGTTCTTATGAGAAATTCTCAGAGGGTGAAAAAGCCAGAGTGAACTTGGCTAATGTCTTAGCTCTAAATGAGCTTTGCAACATTGACGCAGCGCCATTCGGAGGACTTGACTTACTCATCTTAGATGAGATACTTGAAGCGGTAGACGAAAGCGGACTATCCAGTATGCTGGAAGTTCTCGGTAAGTTGAAGAAAACTTGCTTGGTCGTAAGTCATGGTCTGACAAGCGAAAGTTACCCTCATCGTTTGACGGTAAACAAAGAGAATGGAACCAGTTATTTATAAATAATGTTTAACAAAGAATTTTTAGATGAATTAACAAGGAGCAATGTTTTAGCGCTTGATATAGCGACGCATTGCGGTTATTATCACCCAGCAGAAGCTGGAACGTGGGATTTGGCGAAAATAGCGAAAAAAAGAGGCTGCGGAATACACAAGGCTTTTGCGGACACTCTCTATGATTTTTGTGCTAAAAACAAAGTCAGAATGATTGTTGCAGAGGACGTAAACGCAGGCGCTGGTGCGCATTTTATGGCAATTCGTAAATTGTCGGAGTTGCGCGGTGTTTTGTATCTTTTAGCTGAAGATATGGAAATACCTGAGCCATGTTTCGCCAATATCACCACGGTTAAGAAATGGGCAACCGGGAATGGTCGGGCTGATAAAAAGATGATGATTGAAGCTTGTAAAAGCCGATGGCACATCGACCCAATTGATGATAACATGGCAGATGCGACGCACATCTATAAATGGTTTGTTCGAACATATAATATCAAGAAGGAGGCACAAAATGAGCTTACAGAGAAGATACAAGCGACAGGCGGAGAGAAATAGCGTAAAGCATACAGCTGCATTGGCTAAGGTTCTCTCAGATTTTTCAGAGTTTCTGGAAGAAAAGAAGCAAGACGATAGTGAAGTAAGACGATATTTCTTGCACTGTAATGGAAGATGGGTGGATTATTGTCGGAGACACAAATTGAAGATGGAAGACGTGTTTAAACAAAATGTTGCAGAATTATGGCACAGAAACACCAACCCAGCGACAGCGAAAGACAATTGAAGGACGAGCTGTTTCAGAAATACATCATGCCGAATCTCAACATGGTTTATAGGCTATGTATCGACTATTCGTTCAGTGCAGAAAATGTTGAGGAGAATTATACGAGCGCTTTAACTAATTTGTACAAGTACATTCTTACTTACGACGAGAAGAAATCCATTCAGACGTGGATTCATATCTGCACAAAACGATGCGTCTATAATTTAGAGATGAATCGTCAAAAAAAGGAGCGTAGGACAGATGATGTAAACGTAGAAGACATCCCAAATTCTTCATTTGACATTAGTAACGAGAATGACAGGGAAGACTTTGAGGTCAACCTTGATAATTACACTCAATTTTACAGTGATGAAATTGTTTATGCTTTGGACCAGTTGAAAGAATCGTACAGACGTATCTTCTTAATGCAGCTTTCAGGGTATCAAATGAAAGAGATTGCAGAAAGAGAATATGCACTGGGAGCAATCAAACATAACAGTTTGGATGCGATTCGAACGCGACTGTTCTTGGCAAGAAAGCAACTTCGTAAAATATTAAACAGAAATGGAAAACTTAGAGCTTTGGACGGCTGTCCGTTCGACACTTCAGATGTTCAAGATAGCGACTCCGGGTGGTGGGGAGATGGACAGGATATTGACAGAATGGGCGATATGGGTGAAGAACGAATTGATGGTGAATGACCCTCGTAATGCCGTAGGGAATTACCTCATCTTTCAGCTCTATCGTCACAGGCATAACCCAGCTTATTCAACGACTGCTAATGTCAAAAGCTTGTTTAAGGAAGCGGCTCGCGAGAAATACATTGCCTTCCACAATCATACGACTATGCACTTTGAGAACCAATGGCTGTCAATAGGCAACTTTAGCCGTGAGGAAGTATGTAACGCATGGAAACATGAACATCCGTATCAAGGATATGTAGAAATGCAGGCAGACGATGAATATAAGCGCAATAATCAAAGATATGGCGATGATTGCTTGATGCTTTGTAAGACCAACACATTGATGTGGTCACCTGCCTCTGATGTGTGCGCACGCTGTAAATATATCGCTCAGTGTAAAGTGGAGACTAAGAAATTGCATCCAGAATTATATAGATTAAGGTTGAAATGGCGCAAAGCATAGATACAACAGAAGTATTAACCACCGATTTCCTATGTGAGTTATTTCACATGGCTATTGACAATGATTTGATTTGTTCAATCGTTACTCAATATTTGGTGGTTGATAATCTTCCCAGTAAGGATTTTCAGGTATTACTTAGAAATCTGAAGGCTTATTATAGTAGCCATCATAAAGCGCCAACATGGTCCATTATCAATCAAATGTTGGCTCATGATAGACAAGTAAGCCGCCTGTTGGAAGATGTAGATGCAACTGGTGATGTAAGCTATAAGCTGGAAGCCTTAGTGGAGCAGTTTGAATTGTATCTTCGCAATGTACGTTTCCAAAAAACCTACAAAGAAGTCGGGGATGCGTATAAGACTGGCAATCGAGGTAAGGCGTTTCAATTATGGCATGAGTTCGCAGAATGGTCTAACTCCTTCACTCTGTCTGGCGATGAATTTGTTGATATTTGCGGTGATTTTGCGCTGCGATATTCAAACTTGAAGGCGTTAAGAGAGTCAGAAGTGAGAAAGCGTCCTGTTTCCAAATTTGGTATGCTGGAGATTGACAAGCTGAACAACAATCGTGATTTGCGAAAACAGTTGACATGTATATTGGCTTCAACTGGTGTCGGAAAATCTCATGCAGCGCGCTTTTTTGGCGTGTATCAGGCGATGAACGGCATGATTGTGCTTCATATTCAGCTGGAAGGTGCTAAGGAAGAAGTTGTTGCTGCTTACGATGCTGCGTTCTGTCAGACCAAGGCATATCGAATTGAAACTGCAAGGCTTACGCCAAGTGAAGAGGAAGCGTTTACAAGCAAGATGAAAGGCATTAACGGAAATGTATTTGTCAGGGCATTTACGAAATTCGCAAATAAGATTACAAGTACAGATATTCGCAATGTCATCGTCAAGTTTATCAAAACACACGGAATCACACCGGATGTTATCATCGTAGATTCGATGGACTTGGTTGCTTCAAGTAATCGCTTTAAGTCTGACAAAGAAGAGAGATTTGACAGAGTTCGTGTATCTCAGGATTTTAAGGATATTGCAGAAGAATTTAATGTATGGTTTGTGACAACCTATCAGTCTACGATTGAGAACAGAGAAATTCTGAACGATGAAACTAAGGTCCTGTCTGAGTATAATTGCGCCGAAGCGAAGGGAATTTCCAGAGCCTTGACACATTTGATTACGTTGAACCAGTCTGATATGGAACGTAAGGAAGGACGAATGAGAATCCATATTGCTAAATCACGATTCTTTAAGCGAGACCAGCCAACATTTCCAATCAATACTGATTACGACCACGAAGTCTTTTATGTCACACCAACAATTTGATTAAAACATGGAAATAACTGAAGAGGACAAACAGCATATCATCCTCGAACTCATATCCAGTCTTAATGCGAAGAAAGACGGAACTGGCAAAAACCTTCTTGTACCTGAGTGTCCTTATTGCGGACATTCAGGCTACAAGTTCGGAATTTACATTGGGAAGCCAATCGGAAGGAAGCAGCCGTTTATGGCACATTGTTTTTCCTGTGGGCATAGTGTGGGCAATGTCAACACATTATTAAAGGACCTCGGAAGACCCGACCTGACGATAACGGAAACCTTTAAGCTGGATAATAAGTTGCAGGACGATTTCAGCTTTATGGAAGACGAGGAGCTTGATGATGAGTTGACAGAGATTGATATGCCGGAATTTTATGTCAGAGCATGGCGAAATTCATACTTGAAGAAGCGAGGCTTTACGCACAGAGATTACGAGTTCTTTGAGGTGGGAACAACACGGGGATTCAATTTTAAGTTTGATGATTATGTAATTTTTCCGATTATCGAAGAAGGGTGTTATGTTGGATATGTTTCCAGACATACGGCGAGTAAGCAGGAAATCGATGCGCACAATGAGCGGGCTAAGAGAGACGGCACATATAGGATTATGCGTTATCGGAATAGCGTTGAGAATGACTTTGTTAAGTTGCTATACAATTATGACAATGTTATTGATGGCGAAACTGATACGGTGATTATTGTCGAGGGTGTGTTTGATGCAATAGCTCTAACTCGTAAGCTTGAACTGTATGACAATCATCGTGTGGCTGTGGTTGCAACATTTGGTAAGAAAATCTCTGATGTGCAAGTATACAAGTTGCAGCGTAAGGGCGTTGAAAACATTGTGATAGGCTATGACGGTGACGCAACTGCCGCGATTAACAAAACAGCTGCCCAACTGTCGGATTGCTTTGAGAATGTCTTAATTGCCGATATTCCAGATGAGACCGCCGACTTTGACGATATGGATTTTTGGGATATATTCGATGTTTTCTCACAAAACTTAAAGACCATTGTTGAATATAAATTAACACATTTTATATGATTAACAAAGAATTGCAGGCTTGGTTGGATGTAAATCATATACAATACAACATCCTTCCAGAGCCAAATATATTTGAAATTGTCGATATTGGCTTGTTTGTCTATGAGGAAGTTGATGATAAGAAGTCTATTTTTGACATTGACAAGGAAGGTAACGTCACTTATGCTTCTGAGTGTAAGTTGCAGTATTATAAAGATGACAGTATTCAGTTTATATGCTTCAAGTTTGGTGATCGATTTTACTATTTTGACATCGATAAGGAGTTCGAATTTAACGAATTGAAGTATTTAGGAGCTTGTAAACCTGCCGTTAGTATAGTGGAATATGTTAATTTGGGAGTCCATACACCTTTTGAGCTTTTGAATGGCAGTTTTTCTGTTGCGCAATGGGTCAAGAAAGCCAAATTCTTAGGACATAAGTCAATAGGAATTTGCGATTTAAATACAATGGCTGCAACTCTGATTCTTCAGCAAGAATGTGAAGCCGCTGAAATGAAATATGCTATTGGCTATTCATTACATTTCATTGAAAGTGAGCAGTCAGTGGGAGCGAAGGTTTACGCTAAAAACAATGAGGGACTTCAGTCTATGTTAAGAATACAAAAGGCTATCAATGTAGATTCTGAAGATAGGACCATTCCAATAGCTACTTTAATGGAGCACAGCAAGGGACTATATTTGGTAATGGATAAGCTTTCGTCAGCATGGCTCAAAGACTATCACGAAGCAGGGTTACTCCAATCTTTTCTGGATTGCTTTGAGAAAACCTATTTTCAGGTAGATTTCAACGAATACAAAGCCGAGCGTATTGATACGCCGCTATTGATGTCACAGGCGATGTATTTTAACGAGTTGTACGGTAATATCCAGCTGCCTCCTGTGCTCATAGAAGATTGCTATTATCTCGACAAAGACAATGCCCGAAATAAGATAGTGCTAAATAAGATAGCCACTGGAGCAGCGCATGAGCAAAGCGATGAACAGTATTTTAAGGATATAGACGAGATTCATCAGCAATTCTTGGATATATTCGAAGATGCAGAGCGTGCTGAGAACATGTTTCAGGAAGCTTGCGCTAATTCAGTTGAAATAGGCATGTCGTGCGAAGCGAGGTACGAAACGGACCGAAATTTCATGCCACAATATGACATGACACCGGAGGAACAGCTTAAATATGGTGACAGACACACGATGTTCATCCAGCTCTTAGAGGAAGGTTTTAAAAAGCTGGTACCTAAAGGTCAAGAAGAAGTATATCGCAAGCAGCTGGAATACGAAAAATATGTACTTGAAAGTACAAATAACGTAGACTACATGCTTGTTCAGTATGACACTTGTAACTGGGCGCGTGCCAATAATATTCTTGTCGGATGCGGTCGTGGTTCAGCTGGCGGTTGCTTAGTATTGTATCTGCTTGGCATTACTTTGATAGACCCGATAAAATACGGATTGATTTTTGAACGCTTTTTGCTGCCAGAACGAGCTGGATTGGAGCCAGACACGGTGACGATAATCGGAAAAGACATTGAGTCCGCCGATTACATATCAGTTACTCTGGAAAATGGCAAGACATACAAAGTTCATCCAGACGCGGAGTTATTGGTAAAGCGTGGAGAAAGTGAAGAATATGTCAAAATATACGCGGATGAGCTGCAAGATGGCGATGATATTAAGTTTGACAATAGAGATTTGGTATTCACATTAAACGAAATATGATATGATATTAACAGAAGAATTTGAGCGAGTTATATCGCTAATAGAAAACACTAATGATTGCATTTATGTAACTGGAAAAGCTGGTTGTGGCAAGACAACACTGCTCAAACACATTCAGGATGTAGTATACAAACAGTGTGTAGTAGTAGCACCGACAGGTGTAGCAGCCATCAACGCTGGTGGTACAACGATTCATAAGCTTTTTCAGCTTCCACTGGGAGTTCTAACCGCCTCAGAAGTCGCAAAGCACGGACTAAATAAAGCCTCAAAACAGGTATTGCAGGCATTAGACTTGCTTATCATTGACGAGGTGTCTATGGTCCGTAGTGATGTGATGGACGCCATCGACTATCGTCTGAGAAAGGCAAGAAGCATCAAAGAGCCTTTTGGCGGCGTACAAGTTGTAATGTTTGGAGACCTCTACCAGTTGCCACCAGTAGTTAAAAGTAATGAAAAGGAGTTACTTGCAAGCCGATATGACAAGAATTTCTATTTCTTTAATGCCGAGGTGTTTCAGGAAGATACTGGTTTCCACGTTATTGAGCTGACCAAGGTATTCAGACAGTCTGATCCACAGTTTATTGAAATTCTGAATGGTATTCGTGACTACACAATTACCGATGACCAGCTTGAAGATTTGGCAGAAATCGTAGACTTTACAGAGTCCAAGAAAGTAGATGATAACGCTTTACACATTGCAACTCATAGACGTATTGTAGACGAGATTAACTCAACTCAGTTAGGCGAAGCAGAAACAACGTATGAGGCAGAGATAACAGGTACTTTCCCATCTCTGAGCTGCGACGAAGAATTGCAATTGCGAGTAGGTGCGCGTGTGATGATTCTTGTAAATGATAAAATGGAGAGATATTTCAACGGAACTCTGGGTAAGGTTGAACAGCTCAAGGAAAGTAGCGTAGTTGTTATGACTGATGATGGTAAACTGGTCGAATTAGGCACACATCAATGGGTTAATTACAGCTATGAAACCAGCGAGGAGACCGATGAGGACGGAAATACCAAAACTGTGATACGCAAGAAAGAAATCGGTTCCTGCACTCAGATTCCAGTTACGCTGGCATGGGCAATTACAGTTCATAAGGCGCAGGGCTTGACATTTGATAATGTAGTGCTGCATATTAAAGGCACATTTGCTGCCGGGCAGCTTTATGTAGCTCTTAGTCGCTGCCGTTCATTGCAGGGAATTATCTTGGATTCTTATGTTACAAGACGAATGATTATCAAGGATAAGGCTCTGAAGGACTTTGAAAAGGAGCAGAGACGAAGAGGTGGCAAATTTGGCAAAATTTAACGACAATGAAAGTAACAAGCGTAAAAGCACAACATACAACAACGCCAATCCCTTGTGTAGATTGCTATGTAGACAAGGGATATACACAAGGCGTTTCAGGCAGTCTTCCGGATGTGGATTGCGATTTCGAAAGTATCCGCCGTCAGGAAGTCAAGGAGTATATTGAAAGGCGATATAATCATGATGGTTTACAGCGTGTCTTTTCAGCAGGCACGCTCACAACCTTGAAAGTTAAGGCAGTAATAAAGGACGTTGCCAGAGTTCACAAGATTCCTGTTAGTCTTGTAAACTACATGACGGCTATCCTTCCAGATGATTTAGTTACTTGGACGGACCTGATGAAGTTTGCTGCGACAAACAAGAAGATTAAAAAGTTCGTGTTTGACCATCCTCGCTTGTTTGAGGACATACGCACTTTAATGGGGCAGCCTCGTTCATCATCTATTCACGCTTCTGCCTTGCTCGTAACGCCTGATATGAAAGACGGCAAGCAAATGGAGTGTTTTGACTATACTCCTATCAAGAAAGTGGATAATATGCTTATCTCTGAGTTTGACGGCTATACTCTGGACGCGCAGGGATTATTGAAGAATGACTGTCTTGGTATTAAGGAGCTATCCAAATTGCATCAGACTATTGATTTGGCAAACCAAAATTACAATGCTGGCATTACATTTCAGGATATTGTGCAAAGTGGTTTGGATGACCCGGAGGTATATGAATTGCTGCAAAAGGGATATACGAAGAACGTGTTTCAGATGTCTTCTCGCGGTATGACCCATTTGCTTCAGGAAATGAAAGTGAACAGCATCAATGACCTTATTGCTGCCAATGCGTTGTTTCGTCCTGCGACTTTGGCAAATGGTAGTGCGGACAGATATGTCGATGTTAAGAACGGTGAAGAGCCTGTTTATCTGTGGGGAACCTATAATTCTCTGAAAGATACTTGTGGACAGATTACATATCAGGAACAGCTGGTAACTATTGCTCGTGAGGTTGGCGGATTTAGTTTGGGAGAAGGAGTGAAGCTGGTGAAATTTATTTCGAAGAAAAAGACGGCAAAGATTCTGAAGCTCGAACCTAAATTTATGGCTGGCGCAAAGAAAAACGGTTGCCCAAAAGAAGAAGCCAAGGCTATTTGGGAAATGTTCCAGAAGGCAGGTACATATTTGTTTAATAAGAGCCACGCTACGGCTTATGGAGTTACTGCCTACGTCGGTGCATGGTTAAAAGCGAAATATCCTACGGCGTTCTATACGGTAGCACTCCAGTGGGCTGGTGAGGAAGAAATTACGGACCTGATGAAAGAAATGGAAGAATGTTCGAAGGCAAAGGTAGTTGCTCCTAACATTAACCAGTCGGGTACTGAGTTTTTCTCGGACTATGTTAAGAATGAAATATATTGGTCGCTCTCCAAGATTAAGTTTGTTGGCGAAAAAACTGTTCAATATATAGTATCCGAGAGAGAAACAAGAGGTCCATTTACTTCGCTTACAAACTTTCTTGAACGAGTGTTTAAGTATAAGTTGCTAAAGTATGAATATTGGGATAATCCAGAAGACCCGGAAGAAGCACAGGGTGTTCCGATAAATGCGCGCCATGTCAGAAATCTGATTATCGCAGGATGCTTTGATGAATTGGCTGGGATTACGGATATTACCAAACGCTTTAATTTGCTGGAAGAGGCTGCTTCATTGCTTGGCTTTAAGCTGGCAGATAAAGAGTTTCCAGAGCATTTGCGAGACAAGCATTATTTCTGGGCACAGCAACAGATTAGCATAAGTGCTCTTGGTAGTATTGATTATCAGCGTATTTACGATTCAACTGGATTGAACACACCGTATAATCGAAGCAAATATCCATATCGTAGAATACCGGACCTTCTTCAAAGCACCAGCGATGGCAATAATTTCACTGTGTGCGCAACTATTTTGGATTGTGAGGAGAAGAATTATTCTGATAAGATAACTGGCGAGACAAAATATTATTTGAAGCTAACGCTTTGTCAAGGTTTGGATACCATACGCTTGACGATATGGAATGACAAATATAGTCTATACCGTAGTGAATTAACTGATTGTAAGAATAAAATTATATGCCTGAATGTCAAGGTAGCCTATTCAGACTTTACAAAACAGAATGAGACGGCAACTTTGAAGGCGTCAAAAATTTTCGTAGTATGACAAGGACATTGATTGTTTGTATAGTGGGAGAAAGCGGAAGCGGAAAAACCTATGCTTCCCAATATCTCCAAAAAAGGTTTGGTCTGCACGCGATTGTTTCGTATACAACCAGACCTATCAGAGAAGAAGAAACTGATGGCGTAGAACATTTCTTTGTAAACAAGGAACAAGTTCCGTCAAAAGACCGCATGATGGCTTATACAGAATTTGGCGGTTATCAGTATTGGACGGAGAAAGAGCAGTTCTTTGACAGTCTGACATGCTCTTATGTGATTGACGAAAAGGGGTTACAGGAGCTTAGACGGATAGTTCCTCCCCAGTTATTTCACATTATGTCGGTCAAGATTAAGAGAACGAATAAGACTGGCATATCGGCTGAGAGAATAGCCAGAGACAAAGAACGTGAGGAAATAGCAGATAAATTGTTTGATGCTGTTGTTGATAACGACGGAACTCTGGTAGATTTTGAATACAAATTAGGAATTTTATACGAAAAAATATGGCAAATTCAATCGACTCTATAATTGCTTTTACTTTGGACTTTGAGACTGGTGGTCTTAATTGTCAGGATTGCGCATGTACCCAGATAGCAATGCACGCAGTGAGAATTGACACTTTTGAAGTGCTGGACCGGTATGTAATGTATATCGCGCCGTATGCCAAGAAAGAATTTTTGGGCGGTAAGAAGACCGTCAAGAAAAAGACTGATATGGTAGAGAGCATGAAATATGAAGACCGTGCGTTGGAGTATTCGGCAATTACAATGGAAATGCTTCGTTCTCAGGGTGTAGACTTGAAAGAAGTTGCGGAAGGATGTGTAGCTTTTATGGCAAAGCATAAAACTGGTGGCAAAAACAAGGCACCGTTTCTGATTGGACAGAACATTGTTTTTGATATTGGCTTTCTTCAGCAGCTTATGGAGTATGGCGGTCAGGCTAAGGAATACGCTAAAGTATTACGAGGCAGTATCGATTTCTATGGCAACTTTCAGCCGACTTATGTAGACACCATTCTACTTGCGCAGTTGGCTTTTGCTAATAACCCAGATGTCACCAGCTATAAATTGGAACTTATAGCGGAAAGACTGGGAATTGAATTGATTGATGCTCATGATGCCGATGCCGATGTAGCAGCTACTACAAATGTATGTGCAGTGCTAAGTAAGCGCATGAGAAACGAAAACGGCGGTGACGGTACGGAATTGAGCAAGGTCGAAAAGACAAGAGTTCATTTTAAAATATAATCATTATGGAAGAAAAAGAGATTTCAGAAGAGCGTCAAGTGTCATTCAGAGAGATTGATGATTTGACCAGTTTTACGGTAAAAACCGAAGACGGCAAGGCATTGTTTTACATCAGTGGGTACGGTTTGACTGTGAATTTTAACCGTGACATGCTAAACTCGGTTGAAGATGTCGAAGCAATGCTGGATGGAATTAAAGACCTTTTTAGGAAAATGGTGATGAAAAGCTTGCTTCCAGATAACAAATAATGCTGGAAATATCTATTTTTAAGAAACATCGTGTAGTGCGGTGTTTCTTAATTTTTTATATATGGACAGCGAGAAGAAAGTAATATCTGGAGATGAAAGAGACTTTTGCAATCTGTTGGTTTACGGTTGCGAGCCTTTTGGTGGCGATCCTGCACGCTGCTATCAAGAAATCTTTCATGATAAGTCGAAGTTGGCTCTGATGCACGCAAGAGAACTGCTAAATCAGCCTCATATCAAGGAGTATGTTGAAGAGCTTCGCAAGAACGCTGGCTATATGCCCGAAGAAGTTAAGGATAAGATAGCCAGCAAACTGATGGCAATAATGGATGAGTGCTCGCATGGTACATATCAAGACAGACGAGGCACAGAATTGTCACCAGCTGCTCTACGTTCAGTAGCAGTTAATGCAGCCAAAGCTTTAATGGATTTGTTCCCAGTTAAGGCTGCAAGCGAAAGTAAATTGATGATTGGCGATGGTGAAGAAGGCGGTAAGGGCGGTGTAGTTATCAATGTAATTGCTCCTCCTCCAGCTCCTGCACCTGAAGATAGAATTATTTAAAACAGCAGAAGGTATGGAGAGCGTGTACACATTTGTTAACAATAACATCAAAATGGTGTCAACCATTGCAGTGTTCGGAGTAGGGATGTATGTTCAGCATGAAGTGAATAATCGTAGGATTGCAGATTTGGAACAGAGGTGCGAGCTGCTGGACAGAAAACTGGATGCACAATATAAGAAAATTGACGAGATAAAGCTTGATAAAAATGTATTTGAATATACAGTCAAGCAAATCGCAGATATGTCCACAGACATCAGAGAAATTCGCGCCGATTTAAAAGAGGTACTGAAAAGCAAATAATAACATAACATGAACAATACAGACAGATACATTAAAGTTCGCATTATTTACAGTCAAAGTCTGGAAAGTATGCGATTGGAGCAATTAGCTGGCAAAATCGGCTATATCGACACAACGGTTGAGCATCCGAAGCATGGTAAATACGTCATCATTGCAGGATTACCCAAAACGGATAATGAATGGTTTATTCCGAAAGAGTCGATTTATTACATGGGATAAAATAAAGGCAGCACCATTTAAGTGCTGCCTCTTTGTTATTCTTGCGTTTCTGCTGTATACACAAGCTTACCGCCTTTATACATTTTCAGAACTTTTTTGCCGTTTTTGTAGACAGCAAGAACTTTTTTGCCGTTTTTGTATATCATAGTTACTCCTCCTCTACAATATAGACTACATCGTTAGTTTTCAGCAGTGCCGCTTCCTGGGCAGGCGTTTTGCTTTCCCATACAGCGGAAGTGAATGTAGCGCCATCCATTTCCTGTTTAAGGCTTGCAAGTTCCAGCTTCATGCGTCGTGATGTTGGAACCTTTGCGTCGGAATCTACGAGGGCTTCATCAGTACTCATGTTCAGGACGCTGCTGCCTTCCTCGATAGTTATCATCAGAGTGTTGGCAGTAATCTCATAGTTACCGAGAGTGATTGAGTTCTTGAATTTAACAAGCTCGCCGTTAAACTCCGCACCTTTGGCAACCAGAGCTTCAACCTCTTCAGTAGTATCAAAATACTGCATACACTTCGAGCGATTTGCCTTGAAATATTGAACATTACCGTCTTCGCCCGTTTTAGTAAACGATATTTCTGCGTTTAGCCAGCCTCGCTTCTGAAACGAGCTATGATTACCCGGAATACGAAGTTTAAGCACAGAATGATCTGTCGGCAATATTGAAATAAACTGAGGCTCAATTTCCACGTCAGGCTTTGCATTGTAGCCTAACTTTACCACCATGTTGTCCGCATCAGACAAATCGCATGGTACGATATTGTTTCCGACAAGCGATTCAAACGCCCATGTTATCGTGGCATCATTGCCTACTACACCGAAATTAAAATCCATTTTGATAAAATTTTATGGTTAATCTTTTATTAAGAAATAGAAAAAATCGGCGATAAACATCACAACAACACGGCAATTACTATTCTTTACAAAAAGAATTTTATGACGCTGAACTTTGGCATCGTAGGAAACGATGCGGTGATTATATGGAGCATGGAATCGCTGTCCAACCAAGGCACCACGCCGATGGACCTAAGCGATGCTCAAGAACTTACTGTCACGCTGGGATACGGAATGACACCAGATGTCGTGATGGATGCAAGTTGTATATCTCTTGCTTCTGAAGACCACTCTACATTAAAGATAAGAATACCCGGCAATCATCCGAAATTTCAGAGAACCGGCTGGGTAAATGCCGTAATATCATTTGCTAAGGAAGTTGAAGGAGTAGTGCATTATTACAGAGCAACGAGAAGCAAGTGTATACAGTATTATGCTAATACGGAACAGGTTGAAGCTCTGATAGCCAAGGGAGCCGAATTTAACGGTAATGCTGCCACAGTTAAGCGCAGCGACTTGTTCGGCAATATAACAATAGAGGTTTACAAGACTTCTATTGTATTGGAAGGCGATGGCGATAATGTAGACAGAAAAGCTACAACAATAGAGGGTTTGACTGATTCTGACGATAAGTTCCCGACTTCAGGAGCAGTTAAGCAACAGCTGGATAAACTGGAGGATAAGATAAAGCAGGGCAGTATTGCTAAAGTTGTTGTAAATCTGAACGCTGATGCGATAGGAATATACAGCATACTCCACGATTCTCCAGCTAATAGCGTGTTTATCGGCAAAATAGGCGATAGTACCTACGACCTTTCAGTATCACATATTGATGATGCGTATTTGCTGAAATATGAGACAGGCAATACTATCGAATATGTTTCCGTAACTCCAAGCACTAAGGAAGCATCTTATATTGAATTACTTACACAATAATTTTATATTATGCAGAGAAAACAAATTTTAATTCCCGGAACAGGCGTTGCTGTAACTGATCCAACACAGAGCACTCCTGTGGCTAACGGAACGGACCTGAATACAGCGCTGGCTAATATAGCGGCAGAGGCTGGGTCTGGAGCTTTACCAAGTGATGCACCTGCTGCTGGTGTTACGGTAGGCGGTATATCATCCGGTACTCCAGTGGCAGATAAGACCTATGCACAGCTATTTGACATGCTGTTGCATCCAGAGTACGCTCCTCAGTGGGCAGACGCAACAGCTTCTATCGCTGCGAAGATAGGCAATCTGGTAGAGACTGGTACTGTCATACCTACAGTAGACGAGAAAAACTTCACTATTGGCGGTACGGCTGCAAAAGCAACTGGCGGTACAAATGTGGCAAATGGTGGAGCTGCTACAAACACCATTACTTGTAGCACTACTGCTGGTTCTGCCAAGACTACGTTTGGTTCAGTCACTTACACCTTGTCAAGAGCCTATGCAGCAGGTAACACTGCCGTAGAGACAGCGCAGGGTAATCCGACTAACAAGACTGCTGGTAACGCTACTACCCTTCTTTCGTCAGCAAGCGTAAACAGCAACATTGACGCAACTACAAAGTATATCAAGGCTATCACAAAGACTGCTACATGTACAGTCAATTTTGCTGATGCCTTTTATGCTAACACGGCAGCTATCGGCACAATGGGCAAGCTTGCTCTTACAACTGCTTCTGAGTTAATCCTTGACTTCCCAGTTGCAACAGGTGATAATCGGCACGCTTTCAGTATCCCAGCGTCTTATACAAATGTTGCTATATACATCTGGAACTCAGTTGCTAACGGCGGTGAGTGGCAGTTGTACACAGGAACATTTGCCCAGTCAAGTGAGACTAAGACTCTGGCGGACGGCGAAACTACTAAGTCGTACACAAAGTATACAAGAGATGTGAACGGTCCAGCGACCAAGTTTAAAATAACTTTTACAAAGGCATAAATTATGGCAAATCAGGCATATAACGGACAGCCAGTAAACATTTCGTTTGATTACGAAGGCGAAGGAACGCTGGATTCCAAATTGGTTCAGCTCTCAGAATCAGCGGCAAAAGACCCGACAACGTGGCTAAAGAATGGTATCTACCGCATCGGTAACGGACAGCCTGTTTTTACGCAGGACGGCAAGTTGTTGCTGTATATCGGTCGCAACGGTAATGCAACCGATATTGCGGATGATACAAAGTGGTTGAAGTTTACAACTACGGCAGATGTTCAGGCTATGATTGGCAATGGTATTAGTGCATCTATGCAGCCTTTCCACATCGTAGATACAGATATTAGCGCAACTCCAACCGACAATGTAAAGGCAGGAAATGCCTATATTGTAGGTACTTCTTTCACTATTGCGGCAAGTGATATTCTCACAGGTGTTGCAAGAACAACCGAGGTTGGCGATATTCTTATTGCCGTTGATGTTGAGGAAGAGACCGAAGAAAATGGCGAAACGGTAACAAATACCGTAACCAAGTTTGCCGTCATGCAAACAAACATCGACTTCGATGAATTGAGACTAAGATTCTTAATCCCAGGTGGAAATTTCAGCCCATCGGGGGTTTATAATCCTGTTTTGTCAGGTGCGGAATCAGGCGGACAGAAGGTTGCTGTTCCATCTTCTGTTCTTGGAATGTCTGATTTGGAAAATTTTTATAAAGATTACAAAGGCATAGGCTCTGCACCAACCAGAGCACTCTCATCTTCGCAAGATAAAAACTCATTAGCCGCCTTGTTGCAGCAATGGGATGGTTCGACCTTAGATTGGGGCGATTTTGAAAAAAGTCGCTATTCATCAAGAAAGCATTTTCTTGATGATTTCGAGAAGGTTCATTTGTTGGCAATGGTCGATACGGGAATCCAAGTTGGTACTGATGAAGATGCGTTTATCACAGCAGTTTTGGCTCTTGAACGTAACCATTCGTACAGTTCGCCTTTGGAATTTGTAATGTCCTTTATGGAGCATAACAATACTCTTGATGAGAATTTCTTTGGTTTCACAAAGAGTATGCCGTATGTTAGAGGTGTATGGCAGAAGGGTAGAGACACGCTAAAGGGTACTATTCATTTCAAGAACTATGACCTTGAAGGTACTCTTTCTTCTCCATGCGTCGAATATACCTACGACTTTGACACGAAGACTCTGAGTTACCAGAAATTGATTGAAGTAACAGTGCCTTAACAACAACACATCATGACTGAGAAAATAGTATATCCTATTATTCCAGCGTCATGCGTCAAGTTCCCTGACAATTCCGACTTAGCATCAGTGGTCGGTGTTGCTGGGGGACTTGCAACGCTTGATAGCAATGGGAAGATACCGTCTGCGAATTTACCTTCCAAGACGGTAGTTAATATCACAGACACAGCTGCAACGATAGCCGTTCAGCCGAACACAATATATATATGCGCAAATCCTCTGTCATCGCTCACTATTACGAGTATTTCAGATTCGATTGAGGAAAGTACGATTGTGTTCTACCCGAATTACGGTTCTCAGGCGCAGCAGGATGTCCTTTGCCCCATTACATTGCCAAGCGGAAAAACGCTTATCAATTTTAGCAATGAAGATTACAAATATAACCAGAAAGCGGTTATATGTATTAAGTTTGGTATGATGGTTTTCGGACAATAACACATTATGGCTAACGATTTATTTTTTACCCTTCTATTGTACCGCAAGGCAAAGACGCGTCAGTACCGTTTCTATAGCCGTCTTGTATCGCACGACATGGCGTACATAGACATCAACCGTTTTGTCGAGCCTACTGACACGCTTACTATTACATATAAGATAAGTTCAGCGGATGCACTGGAAGATAAAAACAGACGATATGTCGTCGGAGGACAGCCTACTCAGCAGTTTATCCTGTGTGCCAGAATGGGATATGTAGATGAGAATAATATTACACATCATGATACTAACCTTATTCTGATATCTCCATATCCTACATGGGGTCATCCTGCAACGTGGGATGGAACATATCACTGCATATTGGGCAATGGTGCTTCCGATGAATTGGGTAAAGCGCATTATGTTGATATAGGAGACAATGGCTTCGATAAAAAAGTGACAGTAGGATTCCACCCAGATAGGGTAGACTATTATGTACACAATACTGAACAAGCCGTTGAGTTTGCGAATCGTGGTCGAAAACTGACTGAAGGTTTTAGACGTGCATACATAAAGCTGTTTGCAGGATTTTTTTGGTCAACCGCAAAACTGGTTATGAATGGATGTGACAGCAGTATATATTCATTCTACATTCAGGACGCAAATGAGCAATATACAATGCGCTTGCAGCCAGCAGAAGATTTGAGTACAGGCGAGCTTGGAATGTACGATGCGATAAACGACAAGTTCTATCCTAACAAGAACTCAGTCGGCTACTTCACAGTCGAAGAAAACATTACGGATAAGATTGTTCTTGATGTCGAAAGTCAGATAGACACAAAGCGGTATAATATCCTTTGCACAAGTTACAATCTGCCTTATCAGCTCAATGATAATAAGTTGGTACTCGTTAAGAAGCACGACCTTCCACCAATCACAGATGGTTTCATTGACCTCTGGGACGGAATGGGTAAGCAGAGCGACGAGGTGGGAATATTCAACAACGTCACTCTTCAGCGCAACGATACTGGCGATGTAACTTATACTGACAATGGGGACGGCTCTATTACTGTTAATGCTCCTAAAATTCCGGGGCACGGATATGATTATACCCGATGGGCTTATCTGCTACCTAACATTGCTGTTGGAAGTATGGTTATTGTAGGTAAGTGCAGTGGCGGATTTGTCATTATGAACTATGAAGGAGACACTGTAAACTACTATGGTTCGTTCCGCTGGTCTGACGAGGGGCATCTTGTTGAATACAACATCACTGAAGATTATGTAGATGCGGATTACAGCAGTATCTTTACGGCAGAAAATCCACACACCTACACTGCTTCTGGAAACAATACAATAGCAGAAGGTAACACTCTCTTAGGACTTCAATATATTAGAGAATGTAACATAACAATCTACGGAATGGCACTCTATACAACTATTCTTACCAAAGAGCAGCTTCTTGAAGTTGCGCATTGGTTAGACCGCTATGTTAAGAGACCACAAGCGGCAACACGTTCAACAGAAGAAAATTCATAAAAATATGGCAGAACAGACAGTCGAATTATACACAGGCTCGGCAACGGGCACACAGATAGACAATGCAGCCGCCAAGGTCGCTGCAATGGAAGAAACATTGTCAGGAACAGCTGGAATGATACCAAGTTCGGCAGCTGTTAAAAACTATATAGACGGCAAGTCAGTAGATACAGAAAGCACTCTTTCGGGCAATGCGTCTAAGATACCATCCAGCAAGGCAGTAAAAGATGTAACAGATACGCTTTTGCCCAAGTCAGATGCTACATTTTTGACGAGCAAGACAAAGGCATACTATACGGTATTCAATGAGGAGAACACAACCGTAATCGAGGGTTACAAGTACACCGCAGGAGACGATGTAATTGTAGCATCTGAGAACGAAAAGTGCTATCTCGTCGAAAATATAGATTTCAAGAATCTTTTCGCTTGCGGGCGTGTTCATATCGCTATAATAGATAGCCTTAACGGAACTGCGCTTGTAAACAGAGTATACAGCAAAAATATGAATCCTCACTATGCTTTTGCGTCTGAGGGACAGACACAGAATTACCAAGGTAAAAAGTTGCTGTTATATTTCCAAGGCGGTGACGAAAATATCTACTCTTCTGACTATCCTACTGTAAATAGGTGGGGAGGTGCTTTTGGAGTGAGTACATTATCAGATGCAGAACTTCTGTTAAAGGCTCTTGAACAAAACGGAAAGTCAGCAGCAATCATTGCAGCGTACAATACTGATGGCAGCATCGAAGATAATATAACAAATGCTCTTGTGAATAGCAGCGAACAGAAGAATTTTGTCGGTTCTGGTTATGTTGGAAGGCTTTCTTTGTCTCCGTCGGCAGGGTATACAGGTACGACCTATCGTATAAACTATTGTCCTAACATTACACATCTTAATATAGATGTTTCAGAAAATAGTTCTATCAAAGACGTTAAAGTGTCTTATAACTATGGTCTGACAAATCTTCGACTAAAAACTAATAATACTCAGAACATTAGCTTGTTAAGCAATGCTAATCTTCAGACATTGAAATTAGAAGGAGCATACAAAATAACATTAGGCCGAGTCTTTCAGCAATGCCTCTCTTTGACACGCATTGATATTACAAATGCTGTATCTGTAAGTGTATTTTATGATACATTCAATAGTTGCGCCAATCTTGAATGGCTTGATATGAGTAATGTACCATTTGAAGTGTCAAAAAAGTATAATATTAGTGCTTATGCTTTCGAGAATTGCTCAAAGCTTGAAACACTAATAGGCGACCACACTCTTGCAGAGGTCGAGGCTGGAACGATAGCGTGCTTTACAGGACTGAAATTCAGTGTCAATTTGTCTTATTGTCCGCTTCTTAGCCGTGCATCATTATTGGCGGCAATTAAGGGAGTGTACGATTTCAGTCAGGATGCTAATTTCGATACTGAAAACACTTATGCGACACTCACGCTTGGAGAAACGCTTATGAAGAAACTCGAAGAAAATGATATTGATATTCTCATCGCTAAAGGATGGGAGATTGTTTAATTTAATAATACTTTTATGAAAGTAAAAAACAAAAAATCTTACAAAATCATCGAGGCAGAGCCTGATATGTGGCTCTTATCTCCAACGACAACTATCGCAAAGCGATTCATCGTTGGCTTGAAGGTTAATCCTAATAACTATCGCGAAATTACCGACGAGGAGAAGGAGGAAATCGAAGAGGAGCTTCGAAGAGCACAAGAGGATGAATATCCTATAAATTAAACAAAAAAAAAAGACGGCTGGGCTTTCCAAGCCGTCTTTTTAATTAACATTTATTTGACATTGCCGTTAGGTTGTATTGCCAGTTTATAACCGAGAACAGAGAGGACAGATTGCAAGACTTTTAATGTTGCGCCTCCTGCACCTGTTTCAAGGTTGTAGATAGTCTGAGTGCTCACACGCGCTTTTGTAGCCAATTCAGTTATACTAACCTGTTTTTCTTGTCTGATACGCTGAATCATGCCACCAAAAGTTTCGACGGCAGGTTTATCCATGACAGAACGCACGCATGAAATGAGAACATCTGTATCAGTTCGTCGCACGGTAATCACTGTGTACTCCCAGCCGTCTACCTTTATTTTAGCATCATACGCATACATCTTCTGTAACGGCAAATTTTCGTGGTAAGGCACTGTAATCAAATATGCGTTATCTCTTATCGCATCCAGCTTTTCAATACTTGTATAATTATCAATCTTTATCATATTTATTGTCTTTATGTTTTGCAAAAATACACATAATATTTAAATAATCAAGTTTTTTAGATTATTTTTATATTATACTAAAAATAAAGCGATAAAAACTTGGATATGTCATTTTTATTGCTTTATTTTGCATTATCCAAAAAGTTAAACAAAGTTTATTTTCATTTAGTTTTTCCCCCCTCACTGTGAAGCGAGGGGGGAAATTTTTATATCTGCCAAGGATTTTTCATCGGGTCATAATCACGCATGAACGTGGCAACTGCCCAATCGCTGATAGGCTGTTTGCGTTCATCCAGTCTACGAGGAATCTGAGGATTGATTTTAAGCCTGCCAGCCGCCTGTAACCACTCCATACTATGCTCATAATCAGATATGCGAATATTGCTGACATTATGCGGTGCAACAAGCTTATGAAGCTCATATAACGCAAGCTGAATCATGTGTCTTTTTAAATTGAAATTACGAGGGTCGCCAGCCTTAATATTAACGCCTACTTCAGGAGAATCCGGATTTGGGTTTAACACTGGATAGAACACCTTGCCGTTATAAACTACATAGTCATGTCCGTTCAGTTCATATTGAGCATAGTCCGGGTCATATTCACCTATCAGTCCCCAATCGTCGGAAATATCTGGCGAATCAAAATCTTCATGCTCTTCTGAGACGGTGAGCAATGTATAAAACTGTCCGTCATACTTAACAACGTCCCACAGTTCATACGGCTTCTTTTCCCATACTTTAGCCTTGACTTCTTTCCACGCAGTAATACCCGGAATTATAATATGCTTAAAGTCTACGCCACATTCCTTAATGCAAGTATAGACAACACCGTTATAGGCTACATTATCTCCGGGATAGTAATTCTGTATCTGAAGAAATCTTGGTGTGGTCTTTACATCAACTTCCACATCGACGTTTTCCACCCAATACTCGCTTGCATCTTCAGGACATTTGTGCCCTTTAATGGACTTGATGACGATATAGATGTTGTTCTCACGCCAGAAACCTGAATTTACTGGGTAAGTAATACGGCTGTCATAAGGCTGGATGCGCTTGCCTATCATAAATTCCTCTTCGATTTTGTAGTTCTCAATGAGGTAATCGCAGATAGTCGCTTCCGCAGCCTGTTCAGCTTGCTCAAAGCGTCCATGCTCGTCGCGTATCAGCTGTCCCAAGGCTTCCTTGGTAATGACAGACAGATAGTCACTATCTTGTAAGAATCTTTTGTACATTGTGTTAATTTTTATTTAAGAATAGTGTTCTTAGAAATCAAAATTGGAATACTGAGCCGGAGCAGACGTGATTTGAATTTCTTTTGTTCCGCGCTGATATTTTATCCAAGGCTCGCTGACGAACTTGCACAAAGCGTAATCGAAACAGTCCGAAAGGTGTCCGTATTTTTCGCATTTTACTTTGGCTACTGGGTCGAAGACCTTTTTCTTCTCTTTCGTACCATCGTCACACTTACGCTGGTATATCATATCCTCAGTCAGCTTACGACATCGCATATCTATCATAACCTTCCAGCCTTCATATCCTCCGAACAAAGCGTTGATAAACTCCAGACGAGTTACATGAGGCGGCTGCTTCTGGAAGATATTGACAGAAGGGTCGAGAATTTCGCTTGCACGCTTTAACTCTTGCGTCAATATCGTAAAATTCGTGGTTCCGTCCTCAGTCTGCGTACTACGGGAGTTTCCAGCCGGGTCTCCTGTAACTATCACTTTACCAAGATGCTGTCTGTTAACCAATGACGCGGCTTCGTATCGTGCCAAAGCTGGTGTGTTGTTCAGCTTATCCGAAGGCTTTCCAACCAGTTCTTTCAGGACATATATTTCCTTCTCGGTATAGTTTATCTGAATTTCCAAGGCTGACATGTAAGGGGCGACGTTAAAGTCCCAGCTTACTATCAAAGGCATCAGAGGGTCATATTTCTGCTCATACAGATTCATTACCAGATGTGTCTTTCCGTCAAAGTTCCAATATGCAGCCATCTTATTAGACTCTACATAGTTCCACTCACCGTAAAGAAGTCTGGCTCTGGTAAGAGGGTCGGAAATCTTGTTCAAGGCTGCAACGTATGTGGCTACAAATTTGCTGTCAGGGTTATCCCAGACTGAGAAGGGCACATATCGTTCGTTCTGTCTGCATACAACAGGATTACCGTCATCGTCCTGAACGAATCTTGAACGGACCCAAGTAAGACAAGGGTTGGTAGACATAAGCATCTTGGCGGTCTTAAATGTCTCGTCAGTTCGCCATCTGAGTCGGGAAAACAATACCTCTACTGCTTTTTCACTAATCTCCGAAACCTCATCCACAAAAGCGATAGTGTACTCTGATGAACCGAATCGCTCATACTGAGGGTCCGTCGGCTTGAACACCATTTCTTTCAGGATAATAACAGAGCCATTCCAGAATGTAAGCGTTCCGTCCAGATTGTTGATTTTATAGTTCTCATCCTGAATAAGTCCCCAGTCCTTGCAGATTTTCTTGACGGTGTTAAATGTAGACTCCTTCAGACTCTTCAAGGTCTTACGCGCGATGACGGCACGAATATCCTCAAAGCGGATACAGCTACTGATTATCCAGCAACTGCCAAGATAGGAGTTGTGGGTAACGGTGAAATTGTCGGCTACATACAATCCGCTTGGGTCATCTACGGTGATACATCTGCCTTCGCGCATACCTATATATTCAATATCAGTAATACGCTTACCCAGTTCACTATTTCCACCGTTAAATTCGTATCTCGCACGTTCCTTCTTACGACTGATACCGCACAAGTCAGGGTTCATCTTGGTACGAATCTGGACATCATAAGCATCGTGACATTTTACAAATTCGCCCGTATCTGGACGCTTGTAACCAGCCGGGTTCTTTGTAATAGTCGCTACGCCGCCCAACGAACGAATAACAAAAGCTACGTCTTCTGCCAACTGCTCGCTGATTGTGGTGTAGATAATATGTCCACGGTCATCGACGTACCCATCAGTGTCAATCAATCCCTGTATCAAGTTAATGCGGTCTTCAACAGATGCCAACTTATAATATTTAGGGATAAAATGAGTTAAGGAATTGTTACCTGCAATGCCAAGCTTTTTAAGCTGCTCAATAAGTCTATCATCTTTAATATGATAATACTTAACATTAGAGTCTTTTTGCTTAAAGCGAATATTGCTCATATCATATCCCAGCTGCTCAAAGCGTGCTGCAATCTCATCGTCTTCATTGATAAATTCTACATACCCATTCTTGAGGATTGAGTCGGTTATGCAACCATCCCCAATTAAAGCACCTAATACATAAGGTGGAATAGTCGGCTTGTGACAGCCAGTGGTAAACTGTACAGGAGCTGTGAGTGGAATAATCAGATGCTGTCCGTTGTGCATCCCCTGTTTTTTGTTCTGATACCAGCCATACATGTCTTTTGTAAGCCATATCTTATCAGTAGATACGCCATGATTTTTCGCTCGCTTATTTTTCTTGCGGCTTTCATGACATACCCACAAATGTCCCTCAGAACAGTCAGTATGTGTTCCGTCTACAAAATGTACTCTGTAGAAATGATGTGTCTCAATAGGGTGTAATGCTATCACCCTCTGCATACCCCCCGTAATCGGATTTGTAATAATTGAGCCGACTTCAATCTCTCGTAACTGCCTGAAACCGAAGGGAGTACAAATTTGAGAATCTAAAAGGCACATTTTTCCTCCGCCTGCCGCGCCGCCGCCAAGTATCAACTGGGGTATGTTATTTGTGCCACAAGTATCACATACAGGCTCGTACAATGGCTTACCTACATTAGTAACTCCAATCTGCTTTTGGATAATTCTACCACCGCAATTTGGACAATAGTCCGGCTGTAACATCTTCCACAGCTCATACTGCTTTGGAGATGGAGTGATGTTGATTGTTAGATTCTCTGGTGCTTTTAGTCCTTTTACTGACATAATTAAAATATATTAAAGTTAAATGATAGCGGTCCGCCCATTCATTCATCCATCAAACGGACGGACCAAACAAACACTTAAAAATTAGACACTGTATATCTTTTCAGCGAGTTCCCAAACTTCTGACGGAAGCTCTTCCTCAGCTCTGCTCTCGCATACGCGCTGGATAAAGTCTTTCTCTTCAGCTGTAAACTCTACGACAAGTGGTCTCTCGGCATCTTTTTCAATGTCCCATTCAATACGCTCACCCTTACGCTGGATATTGTAGAACTCTACGTCCTCATTAGTGATTTCCAACTTCTTGACGATTGCTTTCTTGCGTACATAATCAGCCAATGTTACCTTTTCGGGGAGTAAGCTTGACATTAGCAAGCGGTCTTTCAGATGTAATTCCATAAAATCTTATTTTAATTTAATGTTTGTGTAAAAATAGATATTTATAATATAACGTGTTATATGAAATGTGTTAAAAAATCATAAAAACATAAAAAATTATTTCAATATACTGATTATGCACCTGTTATCCAGTTTTACGGAATAATTATCATAACCATAAGGTAGTTTCTATCTTTGCAATAACCTCTAACATTGGAGGGAAACTTTCTAACTACACACTTTTATGGCAGATACAGAGAAAATCGTTTGCTACGACAGACCGTGCGGCGACAACGCAACGTGGGCGGCAATGGCAAACAATGGCTTTGGCGGAAACGCTATGTGGAACAATCCTTTCGTCTACATGGTCTGGATGAGTATGATGCGTAACTTCGGTTATGGCGCAGACGGCGGTCCAGACAGTTACAACAGCCGTCAGATTGCGGCTCTGCAAGATGTTGTGAATACAAATCACAATAACGACCTTGCAATGCAGGCGCTGGCAAACAATCAGGATGCAGTCCGCGAACTTGCTCAGGCGTTCAATACGTCATTGGGTAATATCCAGATGGCAATCGGTAACGTAAAGAGCGCTGTGGATCAGGTGGCTGGCGTGACAGGATTCAGTGCTGAGAGAGTCATCAACGCTGTGAATTTAGGCGATGCTAACATGATTCAGCAGATGCAAAATGCCTGCTGTGGAATCAAGACCGCAATTCTTGAGCAAGGCTATCAGGCACAGCTGGCAACTGAGCGTCAGACAAATGGTATTCAGGCGCAAATGGCTGCAAATCATTCAAGTGAGCAGTTGCAGGCTTGCCAGAATCAGAACCAGACGATTGCGGCAATCAACGGTCTGGGCGCAGTCCTTAGTCAGGGTCTTACCCAGCTTGGATTCAGCGGTGAGCGTAACACCCAGCGCATCCTTGACCACATGTGTAGCGCAGAGGCACAGGCATTGCGTGATAAACTGGCAGAAGCAAGCCAGAAAGCGCAGACTGCTGAAATCATCGCTGCATTGAAGACAACTACTCCAGCTACAGGAGCATAAGCGAAGGGGAAATAATGGGAAATTATAGGGGAATTTCCCCTATTTTTCCCATTTTATTTTTAATTTTCAATTTTCAGCTATGAAGTTTAACGAATATAAAGAAAATTATCCCATCTTCATTCTTACCAACGATAAGGATGGAGTAAACGTAACGCAATCCAAAGTAACCAGCATATCTACTCCATATTTCCCAAGCCTTACAAACATTAAGGCAGGGGTTCCTTTGCCTCAGAGCAAGGTGATAGATTTGGCTATCGAAATTAACGGCGGTTCCAAAATTTACAGCCTTCCGGAAAGTTCATCAGTAGCCAATACACCGGATGGCGCGATACTGGCTGACAGAGAAGGTATCATCCGTGAACTTACGATTATCAAATCACAGGCGGAATCTGCTCTGGAGAATACGGACTTATACCGGAAGAATCTTGAAACCTGTAAGAAACTCCTTTCAGATTTGGACCCTGTTGCAAAGAAAGACGCGGAGGTAGATGCAAGATTCAATAAGCTGGAACAGTCTATGAACAGCATCAGTACATTATTAACAAATTTCATAAAGGAGATAAACCATGAAAAAGTTCACAAATATGATTAAGGCTGCTCAGAAGGAGTACGACCTTACGGAAGAAGATATGTGGAAATCGGTAGCTATTATGGATGAAGTAATGGAAAAGGTAGGAGAGACCAATCCAGAGCTTGTTTCCAAAATGACTATCAAGTATGTCGGAATACTTTATAAAGGGCATTTCCCTATCGATTTTGCCGAAGAAGTTGTAGCCGGCTTGTTCTCAAAGAGTTCAGACGGCAGAAAATATTACGGCAAGCATTGGACGCTGGAACAAATCGACGAAACAGCCAAGGCTAAGGGAATACGTTTCCCTTCAGACACTACTGAAGGAGATAAGCTCTATGCTTTTAACAGCTTCTGGCACGATGTCCAGTACAGCGGAGTTGAGGAGGAAAAAATATTTGAGGAAGCTTATTTGTTCTATTTTGCCGATGACGATTACGGCGGTCAGTGGGGTAAGCCATTCAGGTATTTCAAGGCTATGAAAGAATAAAAAAGAAAGGGGTGCTTCACAGCGTCCCTTTCTTTGCCTAACTATTTATCATTAAAACATAAAACTAAAAAAAGTACATCCATCTACACCCTTGTAGATTGTTAAAAAGATGACAATTACTCAATACAATTTACAAAAACAAAATTTTTATAATGAATAGTGCTCATGTTGCCGAAAAATTTATTTTTTACCGTATTTTAAGCTACGATATTTTGCCAGCTCTTCCTGAAAAGCCTTGGTCTTGCAATAGCCACACTCGGTAAACTCTGGACAGAATCCGCGGTAAATACAGTTACGGACCATCACATCAGCCATTTCAGGGTCTTGCTCGGCTATTGCTGCTTTAACAGCCTGCCATGCTTCTCTGGTTTCCTTTGAGGCAGCGGAACATAATCTTTTACGGCTGATATTGATAAGGGTCTGGGCGTTAACGACGAAATCCTGATCATTAGGCTCTCCCTGAAACAAATAGTCGCGTCTGTTAAAGTCGGGACTTGATTTAATATCGTCAGAGATAATAGACATTACCTTTTCAGTCATTTCCTCAATATTCTTTCGTCTGTCCACGCGCTGAGAATGGATAAATGGGAGGGTGTATCCGTGTCTAAGAAGATGCACCCCTACCCATTGTCTCAAGTCAGTAAAGGATATTGTATATTCAACCAGTTTAATTGGAGAATGTTCTGCGATGAGTACGCGGTGTTTCCACTCGCTTGATGGTTCTTTGTCCAAAGGCTGCTTGCCTATTGTTCTGCGCGCTGCGTTGAGAGCACGCTTCCATGTTGTGTCTAATGTTACGCTTACTTTCATATCTGTTATTTTTAAATGTTTGTCAGGAAATAATAGCGGCTCATATCATGTAATGTGAGCCGCTATTGAAATATTTAAGCTTTTTTAACACTTAGTATCTTCTTCGCATACGAATAAGATTTTCATCGTAATGCTCGAAATTATATCTCTTGTCTGCATTGTAAGATGTATCGATGCAATCTTCAGATGGGATAACTCTCACTGTGATGCGATGCGTACCTACAACTTCGGTATTGTCTTCACAATGCGCAAACAGATTCAGTTTAAAACCAGCAGTGTCTGTGAAAGATTCCCGGACTAAAATATTCCAGACATACTCTTTTTCAATTTCTGTCGGCTCTTCAACTGGTTCATCAGTTGGTTCATCGACCGGTTCTTCTGAAGTATCTTCTCCTGTGATCGGCTCTTCATTGCTTTCTTCAGAATTGCTTTCCGATTCGCCTGTTGGTTCAGACTCATTCTCTGTACCATTTTCAGTAGATTCACCTGTCGGTTCATCGGTTGGCTCTTCTGGAGTTTCCTCTGGCTCTGGCTCTGGAGCAGGCTCGACCACAACCGTTCTTGTCTCTGTTGTGGAGTATTCAATCTCATGTTCTGGAACGGTGCGCACATCTTTCATACTTTCCGCTCCTACTCCTACATGGTCTGCTTCCTGCTGTAATAAGTCATAAGCCTTGTGAAGAGCAGCGTATTTATTACGAAAGCTGACAGCGAACGCTCTTTCCACAGAATCGCCGAACGCATGGCTTTCTCTTTCTAAAACAACTGTATACATATTTTTTATTAAGAATAGTTGTACAAAAGCCAAATGACTATTTTCTTCCAAAATCTGCTGGTGTTTCTCCGAATACCCTGTTATCCCAATGCTTGACTTCTATAGTATCCACATCAGCTGCGAAACACTTCAAAAATATCTCAGCCTTTATCAGTTCGTTGTTTTTCTTTGCGCTGGCTGTATGTTTATTATTCCACCAGCTGATAGCCGTCTGGGAATCGGTCCATATCAGCCGTGGTTCATACCCATTCTCGATGATGTATTTGGCAGCTTGAACAACTGCAAGAAACTCACCTATATTGACAGTCTGATTACCGATGCTACGGTAAAACAGCCTTTGATTGGTACTTACATCTACCGCTTGGTATTCTGTCAGATTGTTTTTTGTGGAATGAGCGGCATCTGTCGCTATTCCGCTTGTTGGTCTTTGATTTATCATATTGTGTGTTATTTGTTGCAAATATACGCAATATATGCGTAAAATCATATATTGCGTATACAATTATTGAATTATATATTAGTTATGTGTCAATTTCCATAGTCCTTCATTAAGTTCTTGTCTAAACCAAAATGTTCTGGAAGCGTCTCGCCTGCGTCCCATTTTGTGCCCTGCCGGAAAATATCCATGCGCGATGGCATTATAAAATTCAGTCTTACTCATTCCAGTATGTCTTAAAGAGCTTTCAAGGTCAAGAACTTCCATATTAGCCATATAGTGCATAGCCATCATTTCTTCCGATGTAAGATGCAAATCACCTTTTCTGATAAGTTTTGCTACATCTTCCAGTTTGGAAGCGATAAAATCATTTATCTTTGTGTACAAGTTTTCTTTGTTGGCACAAATCAAGTTGATTTCTTTGAACCTCGTTTTATTAAGTCTTTTCATTATGGTTATGTATTAAATATGTGCTATTAAGGTTATTGGCATAAATAAAAGCGGCGCTACCGTCTTTTCACAGACCGCATTAAACATGCACCGCTTCCACTAAACTGCTATCACAAAAGTATGAAAAATAAAGCAAAAACTCCAATTTTTTCCGAAAAAATTATCATATTTTTCATTATCAAGTAGTTATAATTATTATATAAGTTTGAAAAAAGGATATAAGCGTTATCACAACGCCCATATCCCGTGATTAAAAAAACAAATTATTAACTACTTTAAATCTTTGAAATTATATATTACCCATGTCAAAAGCAATATAAAAAACACTCCCAATGTCATCAGCATCAGCTGCCACCATTTGAGAGGCTTGTTTTTATATTCTGTCTTTGTAACAGTCTTGTATTCAGTCCGAATAACGGTATCTGTTTGGTATTTTATTTTGTATTCAGTTTTCTGCTGGATGCGAGTACGGTATTTCTCGTACATGGTGAGTGTGTCAGTCTTGGTTATAACGACACTATCAAGAACGGTGTCGATGTTCCACTTGAGGATGGTGTCTTGTATCACTCTGGACCGATCGACATAGACCGTTTCGATTTCTCTCTGTGTTTTGCAGGAGAATAGCAGGCTTGCAAACAGCAAGCCCACTATTAAAGTTATTAGATGTTTCATTCCTTAACAGTCAAGGTTAAACTAATATCCTCGATTTTTGAGCGCTCTATCAATACAGAATGATATGCCGCCATTGCGTAATACTGTGTTCTGAGCATGTTGATAGGACAGGCTGGAGTAAAATCCAAAGTTCCATTGTCATACTTAGCCAGCATGTTACCTAACTTAGTCAATCTCTCATGCAATTCCCAGAACTCTTTAATGAATCTTTCTTTGTATGCTTCCATTGTTTACATTGTTAAGTGTTCTATGCTAAATCGTAGGTTTTCTTAAAGATTTCCTCCTTACAAGGATAAAATTCGCCGTTTACTCCTTTAATGATATAGTCACCTATTGCAGCTTTCATTTCACCCTCTAACGTATTGATAGAAAGCTCAACCCTGTCGCGTCCTACAAATACTCCCATATCATCTATTGGGTCGTGCGTCGTTATTGTTGCAGCATTACCGGCAAATTCTTGAATTTCGCACGGATTATCGCCAGTCCATTGTACTGCCTGAATGACTACTGGCTTCTTTCTGTATGTTCCTATCATTATTTTACATTTATATAAAAATCATTTGGAAAATGTTTCATTTTTCTTAAAAAGTATTCCGCCTGCTCTTTGTATCTAAATCGCTCTCCCGGTACCCAGTGAACCCAGTCAACTTCAACTCTCTCACTGTCGTGTATCTTTCCTATTGCCTCTGATATGCTGGCAACCCACAAATACTCAGTAAACAACGACGGTAGCCAAAACCATCCAGAGGTCCGGCAAATAACGTATGATGTCTGATACTCCAAAGGTTCATCCAAAGCATTGACTTTTTTAAGAACCTTTATTTCTTTAATAAAATACTTATGCTTCATTATTTTTAATTTTACGATAAATGTATTCTTCCTCGCTCTCGGTGTGAAAATCTGCTGCGAGATTTTCCGCATGGTATTTTAGTACAAGACGGATAAGGTCTTTGAGTTCCCTATCCGTTACAAATTCTTTCACTTTCATTACTTCAACCCGTTCTTAGCCCACTGCAAAACAAAACCAAGATGCTCCCAGACCCTATCCATAACAGAGTTCTTAGTAACCGTCATTGCAATTTCCTCCCTGAATCTTGCTGGGTCAACGCATGAACTAACTGCATTATACTCAAAGCCTGTCTTTCCAGTATAAGTAACTACCGCAGACTTGTCTGACAGCTGAGTAAATTTACCGTCATCAATGAAGTTTTCCACGTCATTCTTGGAAATTACATTGTCAGCCTCAAGACCGAAATAAGCAGCCTCGAATACGTCTTTCGGAGACCATGACTTGTAGCCATCTGGATATACGACAAGATAGCCTTCCTTGTCTTCTCCGTAGACTTCATGTTTAGCTACTGCTTCGTTAACATTCTTAATCTCAGAAAGAAACTGATGATAATTCATAGGCTTTGCCTGAATCATCTTTACTCCAACAAATGTTTTTAAATCTTCCATTTTACAATATTATTTGAATTTGATTTAACACTTTAAAAAGGTTCTTTAATAAAAGGCAACAAGCTTGTCCTCCAGTAAGTTACAATCTCTGGACTACCAGCATCAGCTGGCATTATTGCAAACTCTGCATGTACATAAGTCATATCTCTTCCCCAGAACCTTCCTCCGAAGCAAGAACCATGAGACAAATGTGCAAATCGTTCAATCGCGTCTGCTTCATCGCGTCCATAAATTATGTAACCTAATTGTTTCATGAATGAGGGAGAACACGGCTGTTTAAAACCAAACTGACAATTATCGTGTATAGCAACATAATAATGTCTTATCTCCTTTCTCAGCTTTTTAATATGTCTTGCCTTCATATAGTTTTATTTTATATCCTTGTTTGTAAGAACAACGCTAATGACTACCGCCCACGCCACTGAAAATATTATGGCTGATGGAATGATTCCGCCCTCAAAATACGCGCATATTGATGCTAAAAGTACCAGAGGCGTAAAGATAGGCAAAAAAAATTGTTTATCTATCATATCAGCAATTTTTTTAAATAAATTCTTCATATTGACTAAATATTATTTAGTTTCTGAAAAAATCTTCATTTCGATTCTCACCTTGTTGCAAGAGTCCGCGTCCATCTTAGCTCGTACAGAATCCAGCAGGAACTTGCCAAACTCTTGCTCTTGCTCTTCATGCTTATAAACGAGATAAGCATCTTCAGTGTCAGGGTTTAAATCGTGAATATGGCAGAATATGCCGTTGTCGCAATCAACCAGTTCGATAATGTAATCGTCTGAGTTAGCTTTTGTCTCGTGCTGAAATCCTGTTGCAAGTTCTGGTTTTGCCATTATTCCTCCGAGTTCAGGGATTTCTTCGTCCTTGTACTCGACAATTACAAGGTCTAAAGATGAGTCGCTGCCCCATTCTCCGTTTAAAGCCCAACTGCCAGCACACTCGTACCCCTCGTTATTCTCGTAAATGCCTTTAAGTGGAAAATTGCTGCGTGCATCCCACTTAAATATCTCAACTTTCTTTCCGCTTCTTGTCTCGACCTGTGCGCCATTTTTAGCGGCTTCAAGGTCAAATGGTTTAATCGTTTTCTTCATATTTAATCTCTATAAGGGTTATTTTCTTTCGTTACGGTTTTTGCCAAATCTTTTCCAGCCAAATCGTGATAGTCAAGATAATGCGCATTGAGCCAATCTATTCTATCTGAAGCTGGAATATGTGCATAGTCCATTGGGCAAGAATATGACCGGTTGTCAATGTTTAGATATTCTTCTTTCTCTTCCTCAGTCATATCTGACATCGGACGGAGTAGAGGCTTGCAATCCTCTATCTTTACTTTAGACGTAACATACATTCCGTCCATTTCAAAACCTATCACAGCAATATTCTTGTTTGGATGTAAGGCTAATAGAGTGTACGCATCTGGGTCATTTGGCGTTAAAACCTTAACACCCCACGGCAATCTTGCACACAAATCTTTAGTCAATAATGCTATATCCTCGTCTGTCATATTATAATATGTTATGTTTAACACACCAATCGTACAATCCCTGTAATGCTTCATTAGGTGTTTTACCATAGGCAAAAGCATTGTCATAGGGAGGCTCTATGGCATTAGGATTCATGCAAAGAAATTCGTCCATAATGCCGTAAGATGCCAGCCAATTTTTTCCATCATTGTGAAGGTTTAGCCATTCAGTATCTATATGTGATGGAAGTTTCTCTAAAAGTTCATCTGTTGTCATAAAATTTTAATATCAAAAAGTATAACTATTTGTACAATTATGCCAAGGACAATCCATACGCACAAAAAGAAATAGTATATAAAAAATTCCCATTCGCCTTGTTTAAAACTATCCCAGCAGAGATTAAGCATAATGTAACAGCCAACGATACAGAACGAAAGTGTTACAAGAACTAATGATTTATTCATACTTTCTATTTTTAGGAGTTTTCCAAATGTGTACCCCATGCTTCAACTGTTGCCGAGCCAGAGTCAATTTCCAATTTTCAGCCTTATCGTCAGCCTCTTCGCCGTCTTCTTCACCATCACCAACTTCAGGCTTAGGAGCGGTAATCTCCTTCAATTCTTTTTTCTCAGAATCCCACTCATAGCCCGCTTCTTTCATTTTTAACCGAAGAGTGTTCCACTGTTCTTTGGTTGCTGGGTGGCATTGTTCGTTCGTCCAACAGCCACCTGATCCTTGGCAAAAGTTCCCTTCTACTATGCCACAGTAAGCTGTCGGTTTTCCTGCAATATACTCTTTCTGGAAAATAAACACACTACAATCACTTGCAAGTACATCGCCATCCTTGGCATCCTTAATGCACCAGAGATGAAATATATCGCACCATGAGACGCCAAAGCAAAGACCATCATTAAGTTGGTACCCATAACCATCTTCACTGACAGCAACCACTTGACCTATTTTGCCACTATAATTAGCGACAACCCAGTCACCAACCTTAAATCTTGGTTCTATTTTATCGGCTGGCTCATTAGCTGCTTCGAGTGTAGTCTTGCCTTGTGGCTTCTCATTGTTCTGAGGTCTGAGAGATTTGAGCCAAGAAATTTCCATTTCTCCAGTTTTTTGACTTACTACATTGCGTTTAATAGCACAAGCAATAATCTGTGTAATGTCTATAACATGATTTTCATCATCTTCACTCCAAGCAAGCTTCTGCTCGCCTTGCTTTTTAAGCCAAGCAATAAAACGAGATTGCTGCTCATTTGGTAGAACAAGATCACCGACTACTGCCAGCAGTTCTTTCCTTACTCTCTCGTCTTCGCTCTCTTTGAGTTCGGGGAAAAGTTCTATAATATCATCTTCATAAAGAACATGGTCTTTATCGTTCTTAATTTTAGACTTGGCTCTTTCAATAGCCTCGTCATAGGCTTTTGCTTTTTCTTCTATTGTCATGCTCTCATTATTTATTAGTTAGTACCACCAACCTTCGGCTGGCACTTCTTCAATATCCCCATGCTTGATAAAGTATAGGTTTGCGGTAGAGTTTTGCAACTCCGCCCATCTTACCTTATCTTCGTAAGACAAGGTTTTGTTAGCCTCGTCTTTTGTCATAGTTTTCAGTTGTTCGTCTGTCATATTCAATCTTCTTTTGGGAGTTCGGGTAAATACATCCAATGGGTGACTTCATCACTATCAATATCACCTTCAGCCTCCCAAGTCTCGCAAATATAGTTGTAGTAACCTTGGCATAATAACACCCCGTCAGTAACAATTACGTTATCAGAAAAATCTACAGCCACACTTATTGGCGGTGGCAATTCCTCGCTTACCTTGTGCCAGTTAGGGTGAGAATCCGCCCACTCTGCGCCTTTTGTAAAATCTGTAATAGTTATCCTTGCATCTGTAGGATAATCTTCTGATGAAATACCCAAACCTTCCTTATACCATTGTTTAGTATATTCTTCGGCTGCAATGTTTCTCTGTTCTTCGCGTGTCATTTTTCTTTACTTAGTTAATACTCAAAATTATGTTCGTCAAGCCAGTTAAGAACATTTCTCAGCTCATCACCATCAAAATACCCTTCTAATTTGCCATCCTGTATGCTGAGATAGCGGCTATGCTGTGTCTGTTTTTTGAGTTCTTTCCACTCTTCTTGCGTCATATCATCCAGCTTGCGACGGACAAATGCTATTTCACATGCCAGCTTATTCTCCGACTGGTTTAAAGTCAGCTGGATATTAACTTCCTTACCCTCTGCATCTATTAAAGGAATATCCCCGGAATAAAGTCGATCCGTAATGGAACGACCCTGCCTCAGTAAATCATTCAGCGTCATAAGCTCTTATTTCTTATGTGTTGCGCACCATTCATTCGCCTGAGTAGTTGACTTGAAACGCCTGTCAAGTACCTTGCCGTCAGCTTCTACACGAACGTCACCCTTAGAAATCTTCACCACAGATAGATTAGTATAGAATTTGTGATCGCAGGCATTGCAGCTGCATACGTTTTCCTTTCGGGCACTACTGGGTTTCTTAACAGCAGGCTTAAACGAGCCACTGTTTCTAATAAAATCACGGTATCTCTCAGCATCCTCCAACGCTCTGTTGGCTTGACGCATATCCTTTCTATATCCCATTTTATATCTCCTTTCTTTAAATTGTTTGTTACATTAAATTACTTCGGCAATTCTGGAAGGAACATCCAGTGAGTAACTTCCATAAAATTAGCCCAACGCCGACGGCTATAATCATAACATGTAACTTCATAGCCGTCACCATCGGTTACAAGAACGCCATCGGAATAACGATACCCCTCAAATGGACGGTCCGGCAGTTCTTCAGACGCATCATGCCATTGAGAATGGTCCGGAATGTCTTCAAAATCAAGCTGCTTTTCTTCCCATCGTCTTGCGTTAAACGAAGTCTCTTGATAAATGAACTCCGGGCAGCCATGCTGCTCGACATGAAATACATCTACTACCTCGCCAGTTGCTATTACTTTTGCTTTCATCTATTTTATGTTAACTGTTTCTGCAATCAATTTTTCTCCGACCATGATAAGAAGGTCTCCGTTATCTGTTCTGAAAAGATCGTTCGACAAGCTTCCGTCTGCATAATACATCGCCACCGTTTCAGTACCCAGAGTACGGTTTTTGAGCAACGCAACTATAGGTTTATCACCCACAGCATCGTAACAGATAATTCTCGCCATTCTATTGTCGTAAGTCACAAGCCTTGCACCCTGTTTGGCTTTCTCTAAATTAAAAGGCTCGGTAATAATCTTTTTTGTTATTTTCAAGCCTTTTACAAGCTCCATCTCGTCCTCAAAGGAAAAATGGATAGCGGTGCAAGCTTTACTTGCGTCATTATCTGGCAAAGTGGACGCAACATATTGGACATAATACATACATGCGTTAGCCACTTTGTCTATTACAGCAACTTTTGTAACGCTGTAAATATTGTTTTGATATTTTACTATATCTCCAACTTTAAATTTAGTCTCCATGTCAATTTGATTTTGGTAATTCGGGCAAGTACATCCAGTGAGTAACTGTTATATCGATGACAAACCATTCACCTGTGTTATAGTTGTATCGACTGGCGTGTATATGCTCGCCATCACTAACCAGCACTTTTTTGCTAAATTTATAAGCGATAGCCTTATCTATCGGTGGCAGTTCCTCGTCTGCCTTGTGCCAAATAGGGTGGCTATCTGCCCATTTAAGGACAGATAGCATCAATTCTTTATCTCTTTCGGAAAGGGGCGCGTTCATTGCTGCCTCGTACTCCGTTATCAGTTCCTGTTCGCGTGTCATATATTATTGAATTAGTACTTTCTGAATAGCTATATACCTGCTTGTCGTGTAAACAAACAGCCTGACAAGTACAAGCATTACCTTGCTTGTAGCTGCAATGAAAGCAGCTGCTGTAAATTGGTTGATTAACTCTCATAATACACCGAATTATACTAAGAATTTATTGCACCTTCAGAGCGAAATTTATCGACATCAAAGGTTGAATAAACTATTCGGCGTATTAGCTTATCGTAGTACTGCACTTGATTTTGATTCATCTGTACTTCTGCATGAAGTCTGGTGTGAGCTTCCTGAAGATTCTTTCTTAGCTCGGTATTATCTTTCATTACCTCACCAAGTCTCTTATCAAGCATCACCACTGTCGAGTTTCGCTCTTTCCAGTCGCCAATCAAGATGCACACAAGGTAAAACAAGCCTCCACTTAACACTCCGTAGATAAGCATGAAGCCCATTACCAGAATCTCCAATTTGCCAAATATAGCTAACAACACAGCTGGCAAACAAAAGGCTATACCCATAGCCAATATTTTAACATTTACTTTATTCATGGTATTGCGGAATATTGGGTTACGAATCTTTTAGTATCATCATCAAATGCGCCTGTTGTATCATCAAGGATAACTTTTTTAGCCACTTCATTAAAAGTAGACACGTCCTCAAACTGGTTTACTACGGCATTGATACAATACGAAACATTTTGATTGTGTCCGACTTCGTTAATGTGCTGACATGCTTCCTTGGAAAACAAAGCGCACTGCAAATTTTCCAGAACGTGATATAGCTCAGTAGGACGGTATGGAGCATAGACATCACTGCTGAATGATGTATGAGTCTTTTTCTGAAAATCCTTAATCAGAACGTCGAACTTCATAAGGCACAACTCAGTCATTTCCGCTGCAAGGAGAAACTGAAGGGCGAGGTCCATCTTATCGCCAAAACACTTTTCCTTCTTCAAAAGGTGATTGTGGTTCTGCAAGTTCAGGAACTTCATATTGAGCTTAGATGAAGTTATATCTGCATATACCCCTATCATCATCTTCTTCCATGCTTCCGTTCTCTCCATCTGGTTGCGCTTTATAAAACTTTCATGCTCACCAAGGATTTTTACGATAGTGTTCAGCTCTTTTTTCACACGAAATTTGTCGAGGTTTCGCTGTCTAATCAACGCCACCAGCTTATTGATTTCTACACAAGCTGCATGAAAATACGCCGACACGGTAGAGTCGAGAAGCATCTCCAGTCTGCCAAAATCTTTCGTTATCTCATCAATAGTCTTGCCCATAGTGTTGGTGAACTTAAACGTATGAGTCTTGCCATACGTTTTTATATCAACACTCATCCAAGGCATTGAAACCTTCTCTCCGCGTGAAATTTCCTGCTTTCTGAGAAGTGATACGTTACCATAATTTGTTTGTGTACTTATCATTACTTTATGTTTTTGTTAGTGTGTATTGCTATATAAATCTGTCCATAAATGCCTTGAAACCTTCCTCGCCATATACGTCGCAGAAATGCTGTACCAGACTTTTGCGACGGTCGGCTTTATCTGCTTCTTCGGCACGGTGAATAAAATCGGCAACTATGGGCACAAGAGATTCTATCTCTGTATCAAGCGGCTCGCCATCTATCTGATGGCTTTTATAGTATGCTTGCAAGATTGTTCTTACCAGCCCTTTTATATCTAAGCCCTGTGTGCTCATATCATTTCTTCCTGATATTTCCCAGAACACCGGAAATTGCACCAAGTACGAGCATTAAACCAAGGAAATGCCAGCAATTAGTAAAAAAGAACTCGCATAAAAATTTTACTGTTTCCATTTGTTTACAATGTTAAAAGTTGTTAAATGCAGGCGCCGCTTGTCAGTGATAACTAACCGCCCCGCGCCTGCGGATTGTTTTTGCTATGCTACTCTATCGTAATGACTACTGAACCGCGTTTGCAAGCCGCCTCGATTTTCGGAAGGACCCGGTCACATACAGCAGCACTGTTTATAACCTGTCCTACAACCTTATTCTCGCCGAGAAGCAAACATCCGAGAGTATGCTTAGGGATACGTCCGCCATGTATACGGATACCGCTAAAAGCAGGGACTCCGATTATTTCAGGAAGATATTTGCCAAACTTAGCGCTAAACGTCCATTTGACCATATACGTTCCTGCTGGTATGGCTGTCTCGCCATAAACCTTCATCTTCTTCAGGATAACCTCCGGAACTCCTTGCTTGAGTCCCCTATCCTTGTCTTCCAGCACATCGCACTGGTACACGCCATCGAAATAGAGCTTGCCGATTGTGTATGTGTCTCGGCGAGCTACACGCTTTAACAGTATTTTCATCAGAAAAAATATATTAGAATAATAATTATTGTCACCACTGCCGGAATAAACACTGTCGCTAATATATCAAGCCAGTCGAACTTGTTCCCATACAGCATATCTTTGAACTCAAGCGCGAGTGCCGCCACGATGACGTTCTCCATTGCTGACATTGCGATGTAGAACGAAGAGATAGCCCCCTGAGTAAGCAGGAGGTTCGCCACGAACGCCACGATGAAGACCGCTGCGCCACAGACGAGATGTTTTTCTCTATTTGAATCATTCAGCCACATTATCTTTGTTATTGTTTTGATATGCTATGTCGGACTGGTTCTTAGGCTGCGCTCCCATCCAGATATAAGCACCAACAGCAGGAAATACTGCCGCTACCTCGATAAGAGACATATCCATGCGCCCATCTTTTGCAACATCTATAATCATCGCCACCATTAAAGCAAGGACAAATGCTATTCCGCTACTCGCCACACCATAGAACACTATTCTGGTTGATGACTGCTGGCTACCTGAGAGAAGGGATTTTTTTATGAACTCAAACATATTCTTTTTATTAAGAATAGCTGAATTGCATATCTCAGAGTCTCAGATGTATATCTCTCGCCACACAATCGTCGCACAATCCTTCGTTATTCCTAAATATGGATTTTATAAGAGGTTTTCCACACCGTATGCAGCACGGAGTAACTTGTACCCCTTTCTTTGCAATTGTCTTGTGAATGAACGCCTTGTCATATCCAAAGTGGTGCTCAATCATCGCCACCACCTGATTTCGAGAGTACTGCTTCTTCTTTGTACGATATGTGATGTAAACTCGCCATGTTATAGCTCGCCTGCACTGGTCTATGTCAAGAAGCTGCAAATCGTTCATTTTGCTCATCACCGGAAGCTCGCTACCGGTGATTTCACTGAGAAGATGAACTTCGTCTTCGGTTAGTATCGCTTTTCTGCCAGCCATATCAACTAATAATACTTAAACCACGACAAAATAAGATAGGTTCCGTCTTTACGGCGTATTTCCATCACGACTTTATCAGAGTCAGTAATCAGCCTCGCCGTAACCGTAGCATCGTCATGAAAGAATGTAAAGACATCACCAGTCTCATATTCAAGCTCGCCAACCGTCATATAGTTATACTTATAGACGCCGGTCCCATGCTGGCGATTCTTGACGGTTATCGTACAATTATCAGTGTCAATAGTCACCACGGAATTGCACTGAGCTTTTGAAAAAGTAGCAGGGTGAAGTTCCCCGTATATGTCTCGTATAGAGCGGTATTCTGTGTAAAACTCAGTCTTGTCCGTATTTGCTTCACGCTTGTTGCGCCCCATTATGCTGGATACGCCAAGCGTCGCCAAAACGAGTGTTAGTATAACCTTTCTCATATCAGTCTTTGTTTAAATGTTTGTACTAAGAAATAGAACTTCGATTCACCAAAATTGGTGAAAAATATGTTAAAATTTCTTAAATTTCCGTATTGGTTGATAACTTATAATTAAGAAAATCCTCCAAGTCTTTAGCGCTGAATTTATAGTAGCCGCTGTTCTTACACTCACCAAGAGAAACGACATACCTCAAGAACTCATTTGTATGCAGGATGTTATAAATCTTGCTACTATAAGAATATGGCAGAAGTATGTACAAACCGCCATACACTCCAGCTCCTTTATTTATCGGGCATATACGGAGATCTTGAGTGTCTCGAATTATATTATTTATAGAGCACTTAAACTTAAAAACGTCAGCAATGCCTTGAGGACGTCCGAATAGATACCAGTTTTTCTCAGCATCTGGCATGTTACGCTTGGCAAGATGCTCCTTATAATTTGAAAGATAGTCGTATGCCTCCGGGTATTGTCGCTTGAACTCGCTTTCGGACAATGGCTTACCAAGAGCATCGTATGGATATATACACCTCAGCATTTTGCCAGTCGTGGATTTTGTAACCTGTATGGTACCTTTAACAAATGAAAACGAGCTGATAAAAATACTATCGAAGCTGGTTTGGAATCCGTTCTTTACCTGTACTATACGGGGATACTCACCACATTTTATTTGCTTCAGCATGTTAAGCGTCTTTTGCTCGGCAAGATATATTCTGCCATCAATAACCGCCTGATTATACTGAATGCGACTATGATATACAATGCTGTCTGGAAGCGCCGGGTTATACTTGCAGTACCAAAAAGATGTAACTTTTATGGCTGAACCAACAAACAAGGATATGGCAGTGTAACATTTGACGCCATCAAACGGCTGATGATGCTCCATATCGACGATACCAGTAAGACTGCCGTTATCTATAACGAACTTTCGCATATCCTCGCCAGCCTTGCTCGTCAACCATGAGCGTGGAGTGATAAGACACATTACGCCAGCAGGAGACAGAATCTGGAAGCATCTTTCGACAAAAGCAAGATAAATATCTGTTGCTCCGTTACGAGTAAACTTAAAGTCACGGAGTTCTTCGCGCATAATATCGTTAATGTGATGAGTACGGATATACGGCGGATTACCAAAAATATAATTGAACTTTATGTCCTCATCCTCGCAATTATAAGTCAGCGCGTCAGCACATATCACATTCCATTTTACATCAAAGATTCCAAATCTTGCAGCTATCTGGTCCAGACAATATCTACATTGTATCACCGCGTGCTGGGAAATATCTATGCCCCAGATATAGCGCTCCAGTTCTTGTTTAAGACTGTTCCTATCGTCGCTACGCGAAGAATTTAAATACGCCCGAATATACCGAAGAACAATCTGGGAGAGAAACGCACCGTTACCACAGCTGTTGTCGATAACATAATGGTGAAGGATGGTAGGACCTTTGTATCCGCCAAAATCGAGCATATTTGCTACGAGTGGCATCGGTGTGTATATCTCACCAGTCTTTGTTTTTGTCTTATCCATAGTTCCTGCTATTAAAAAATATCCTTTACTCTCGGCGAAATTGGCTGGCTGACGCGGGTTTGCACCACACTTTGCGCCAAACGACTATCGCACCTTTTGTGTGCTATACTTTGTTTACCATGCCACAGCAAATCAGTATTGACTTTTCTCTGGCTTGCAGTTGCTCTCTCCCGGTTCATAGCAGCCTGTCTGCCACCACCTCTTGAAGTAAATTGTATTGTCATATTATATGTTTGAATTAAATGCAACCTTCTTCAGATACGAACTCAAAATCATCAGGCGCCATTTCAATCTTAATTTCCTGATTGCAAGAATCTATCATTGAAAGAATTGTCTTGATGGATAATACGCTTGGATTCTCGACAAAGCCCAAATAGCGTGTTTGCTTGATGTCGCATTGCTTGCAAAACTCTTCCAGCGTAAGAAATTTATTGCATCTGTAAAGGTCGAACATCTGTATCACCCAATCTGGAGATGAGCAACAAAATGCCTTGCCACCATAAATCATCCAAAGCTTATACTTCACCGCAGACAAAATCGCAATCAATCTGTCTATGTGGATATTATCCCCATGTGACAGCTGAGAAGCTAAATTCTTATGAGGAACGCCAATTTCCTCAGCCATTTTTTTGATTGTGAAACCATTGCGTCTAATGATTTCATTCAATTCCTTTAACAATTCATTACTTGTCATATTATATTATGCTGAAAAATGTTCGACAATGTGATGAAGCGCCGGCAAATCGTACAATTCTTCATACAATGCCTGCATATACACCACGTTATTATTTATCGCCTCTCCACTAAGAGAGCTTATCAGTTCTTTCTTAGTGCTTTCTTGCTTGTCACGAAAATCTGCGTACTGTTCCGGGTGATGCGCTATGTCCCACACAGTATTTTTGTTAATACGCGCTAAATCCTTGTACGATAGCCACAAACCCCACGAAGCACTGGTTGCATCCGGCTCAACAAGACAAGATTCGCTATGCTTTATCGCGTGCTCTGCGTCGCTAAGAGCCTGTTCATACTCTGCACGATACTTTGCATAGTTGCTCAAATCTTCGTCAAATTCAGCATCGGTTCCAATGTTTTCGCTAACCTCCTCGCCAAATTCAATGTCATCTTGGTTTTCCTCAGCAAGAAGCCGTGCTATTTTATGGTCCGCGTCTAACTCTGGATTCAAGCTTGCGCCACATTCAGGACAGTGTGAAAATGCACCACCATACATAATAACAGCGCCGCATTGTGGGCACTTTTCGTCAGATATTCCAATTATTGCCATGTTATGTTAATTATTTGTTTTTGCAAATATATAAGTTATTTTATTACTAACAAAATTTTTAGTATATTTTTTACTTCTTATGCGAAATATTAGGGGATGGGTCAAATCTAAATGCTGTATAATCATCGGCTACAACACTTCCAGAAAATCACTATTTTTCAGCATTATCTCGTCAATTTCTTCGAGTCCTATCGCCCGTCCCAGAGCCTGAAGCTGATAAGTACATACTAAACCATGTAATTCATTACCAGCTTTATCTCTATATTGTATACTTTGCCAAACAGTGTGAGAGAACGGGTCCAATTCAAGCTTTACTGCTTCATCTTCTACCACCCACTTTTGTCTGGCGGCATCGAGAATAAGTTTACCCAGTTTGCTTTCAAACATTATAAAGTTTACTTGCCAGTCTTCATTCACGTCACGCTTCACCATTCTTTTAGAACGTGTCACGGTCTTACCGTCAATGTTTATTATATAGAAGGAAAAATGTCCCTGATAATCCTCAGCTTTTTTAAACAAGGTAGGGTCTTTTTCACAAGTAAAATAATCGCCAACACATAGTCGGCTAAAAGATATTGTCTCCATGCTCATTTATATTATTTAAATTCACTTAGGCTATTGACGCAATAACCATATTCGTCTGAAAGCAAATTTGCGATGTCTCCATCGAAATCCTCTTCGACTTCAATGGTTTCCGGCAGATTCGCCAGAACATCTGCTTTCTCTTCCGCTGGGACACCATCTAAGTCCCAATCAATGCGTAATACTTTCATTGTTTTCTTCATCTGTTACAATAATTAAAAATTAAACTTACATTATCGTCTCATTTTCTTACACAACACAAAAACGGTAGTGGCAGGCTGATGTGGATTAACCACCCTTATCACCTCTACCATTGTACAATGCTTTTTGCGAATTGTTTTCTTCGCCACCCAACGAGCCAGCCCAATAGTATGTACACGTTCTATCTCACGCGCATACGGTGTTGACTCATCGTCATAATATCCATAGACGTAATAATTCATATTATTAAATTGATTCTACATTATCCTCATAAAAGCCAACATCCACTACATCAGCACCCAGATGCACCACCTCTGGATACATTGTAAAATACGGGTTGTCCAGGTTTTCATCCTTAACTTCTACAGAGCATCCGTTGGGGAAATTAGTCGCCAGCCAGTTGTCAAGCAGGTCACAGTCTTCAGGTTCCAGTCCACTGTAGTCGCCGTTTACCAGCGCACACAGCATATAATTCGGTATTGGAAATGTTCCGACAAATCTAAGCATATCAAACAATGTATTTATTCTAACATTAAATAATCAAATACCAGTTGTGGATAATCAGCCATAAACGCATCTCTTTGTTCTCTGGTATGGAAAGCTAAGAAGTTATAGCAACTGAAGGTGCTTTCGTTATCGTCGATATGGTCTTGACAACGGGTTATACAATACTTCCACATTGCACCATCTTTCCATTCCTCATCAGTAATAGGAAAACCATAATACTCATCATTCGCCATTATCTGAGAGATACGCGCCATCGCCAATACCGACTTAGCCTGCTTTGAACATGCGAAAACATTGCAATTCTTGTCAGTCTGAGTGTTATAGCTAATCCCATTCACTTGCTCAATATATGCTTCACCAGAGGAATTAAGCGCTACTCTATATCCATCAGTTTCCTTTGCAACATCCGACCAATGAACATCGTTTGGTATGAGTATACAAAGTTCCAGTTCTGGAATAGCGGTTTTGCACCCCAATGCGTCATACGAACATCCATGTATATCGTACCTAATCACCACGTCATTTTCTTTACCCTCATATTCAACCAATGCAATGATAGGACAATCGCCGTCATTCGCGTTATAGCTGATAATCTTTACAGGCATACCGCCTTTTGTCCCAACAGTACCTATCCCAGCTTGTGCTTTTTCAATATCAAAATCTTCTTTTATCGGACATTTCATACCTTATCGTTTTTATGTTCGTTTACCCAATGATAATCATTGTTATCTACTCGTCTCGCAATCTCCCAGAGTTCGCCAGACATTTTAGGCTCAACAGGAATCTTAAAATCAAGAATACACTCGCCAAAAAGAGTATACGCTACCACGTCACAAAACTCTCCATTATTGAAGATTTCCACGTCATAGCCTACCCAGCCGACATTAAAATAAAAAATATATCGTACATCCTCACTGCTGACTGTGTTTTTCGCCACTATTATGTTACCAGTGATACGATTTATGACATTATTTAGATATGTCAGCACCACTTTCTTATGCACCTCCAGCCCATCAGAGGCTGGGCGCATTACCTTATTCGCTTTCTTTTTCATGCTCCTTGATTTTCTTATTAAGTAAAGCATTAGCTTCTATGATAGCAGCTCTCATTTTGCATATCAACAAATTTTGCTTTCTGACATGTTTGTTTAAATCGTGAATAGCCTTGCTCTGATAGTCAAGCATCTCGCAAGTATCATTGATGCAACTCATCAGAATCGCCACCAGAAAGCAGCTTAATACCAACGCTATTGTCGCAAATAGATTATGAAAACCAATGGCAAATGCAATAGCGCCAATATACGCTGTAAATATGAAATACAACACCTTCTTATTCATGTGCTTTACATTTTATACGTTTATAGGCGCAACGAGAAGTATTTTACGCCCAAAATCACTGATTACTGAATGGACCGCCACAAAACCAACGCCAAACTTATGAACATACGGGTAAGTAGTTTCTTGCCATCCGTTATCCGTAAGAATAAAGTACCTGTTGTGCTGATGGTCCTGAGAAATGAACTCGCCATCGACTTCCAACGATTTACCATCAAACAAACAAGAGTCCTGCCATGAGAGATGACTGAAATGATTAGACATTTCGCATGTTCTAATCATATCGTAGTCAACATTATCATCGATTATATTCATTGCAGACTCGTATGCGTCGCCAATCTTATCGCTCAGATAAACTTCCATGTCAAAATCTGTAGCAGCGCGCTGGATGATATTAAGCGCGCGTTGTAACATCTTGTCTGTCATCTTTCCTGTTGTTTGGGTTATACATCTGCAAGAAATCTTGCGTCTTGTAATTCTCTGCACCGACATGGAAGACCGTATCATCGTCTACTGTGTCGTAATGAACTTTCTGATGCTTGTCCCAGCATTGAATACAACCGCTGTCAAGAATCTGTCTCGCCAAATTATAAGGGTTCTGCTGGGGAGTAAGGTAATAATGTGCTATAAGTGCCATAACTGTAATTATTTAGGTTGACTATCAAGGTTATCGAAACGAACTGAAACGTCAACCGGAATACCCATGAACGAAACCTGTGCTGAAACTGTGCATACTGACAGCGCTACCACCAGTAATGCGAAAATCTTTTTCTTCATCTGTGTATGTTTTAAAATTGAATGTTCTGTAAAAAACCTGCGGTTCTCACGAAAGGCAGGATAAACAATCTAATCAAATATGAGTAAAGTTAAAAGTTACAATGTTAAATCTTCTTTGTTGAGACGCACCACTTCATTCAGTCCGTCAGTGTAATCATGGTGATAGTCAATCACGATGTCCTCCTCACCACTCATTACAGCACCACCATACGCCATTCCTGTTACACATGCCTGATCGCCTGTAATATCGCTATGAATCATCAGCATACCACGATTTTTAACACGCAATTCAGGTTCTGCGCCAATCAACACTGCACAACGAATCAGTCTGTCAAACTGAGGATACGACACCCAAATAAAATCATCGTTATAATAACCAGAATGACCACATCTGAGACGAATAAGAATGTTACTGTAAATTATCTTTATAAGCGTCGCCCTACTGCCCGGCATAGGGTCATCTCCTTCCTTTAGTTGCGCAACGGTATCCTGGGCAAACTTGCGGATACCCATAGCTATATGAGCAGCTGCAAGTAAATTAAACGTACTTGCAGAATAATGGTCATCTATACCGGGAGTAAGCACAGCATTGTAATTAGGATACTGAACATCCATAAAGTCGCCAACATTATGATGGTTTGTCTTTACGAGCGCTACTGTTTTGCCGGCGCACTCATCATCGTACCATTTATTAGCCAGCACCATACAGTATCCATCAGTTACAACACCCTTGTGCATCTCAGCGTCATGGTGAATACCGAGATAAGCCCTCGGTGTTTCTGTATTCTTTAATCCTACACCCCTTTCTCGGACAATATCTTTAGCGTCGATTTTAAAGTCTTTCGCCTTATAATCGTACAACTTAATCTTACCGTTCTCACCAACTATATAGTCTTTTATCTTTGCCATTTTTGTTAAATTTAAAAGTTAATAAAACCCCGCTACTTTCACAAGCAACGAGGAATACTAATATATATTTATAAATTTATGTGGTCAATATAAATTTTAACCAACAGATGCAAGTCCCATTACCTTAGCGTAAAGCTCGTCAAACTTATTGACATACCATTTTGTAATGGTCACTGCACCCTCTCTGCGGTCTCTCATTGTCGGGTTACAAGCATAAGCCTTGCCCTTCTCAGTAACAGTATAATATGTCATACCGTTGCTGGCAAGATGTCTTATCAGATAGCCCTGCTGCACCAACAGTCTGTTAAACTCCCATGAGCTGCCACATTCACGCCCCACCAAAAGATTGCGAAGCGATGTCGTGTTGGAAGAAAACACTCCGACAACCTTGCCACGGTAGCATCCCGGAATAAGATTTACTGGAATGTTGTACTTCTTGAATATTTCGTACAATGCCGCCGCCTTCTGCATGTCAGCACTGTTTTTGAGTCTCGCTGTCATAGCTGCGCTCTTGAGGTCGGCTATGATGTCACCAGCTGTTTCCTCTTTGATTTGTTTTTTCTTGTTTGCCATTTTTATGTATTTAATTAGTATTTGTTTTTTAAAAATCCTTGTTACTTTCACAAGCAACAAGGAATGAAGGAATTTACCAATATTATTATTTTAACCAATGTTTCTACGTTTCAGAATAGCATCACCAGCTATGTGATGTTACTGAATTTTATATGTTTTACAACATTTTTTTAAAAATATCTGCCATCCTCACGGACAGCAGATATTACCATCATATAGAAAAATGTTGTAAAAAGAATAGAATGTTGTTACCAATTTCTTTCCTTGCAATACTCCTTCACCGCATCAAGAATATACGGCAAATGTCCGACGGCGATTCGTGAAGGCGTAATGTCTTCGCATGTAAAGCTTCCGTCCACTGCGTCACAGGTAAATATCATCTTCTCGTCACACCAGTCGCCATAGAGTACGCTTTTGACTTTGACGTTATGTGGAACTCCTTCGTCATCATACATCACCACTATCACGAAATCGTCATAGTCATCGTCTCGACCGATACTGAAGTCAAACAGAGTCCGTTGTTTACGATACAAAAAGGACTCCAGCGCATCATATTCCGCTTTTTTCAAAGCGTCGCCCATTTCATGAAGATTAGCGCAATTCTGACGGGTTATGTCTACTTGGCAGCCTCCAGAATCTGCGTTCCATTCGTGAATCTTAACAGACTCGTCACCGGGGAGAAAACGCCATGCAGAACGTGGAAGGACATAACCGTGTGTATGCAGCCACTTTTCAGCCTCGTCAATATTATTCCATTCATTACTCTGAAGGATATTGATATGTGTGTCAAATAAAACTATAATCTTTGCCATAATTATACTGTTAATTGTTACGCTCCTTATACATCTGCTGAACAAGTCGAAACCATTCGTGTTCGCTCCATTCTAATGTCATAAAATGGGCACCATCGTTGTTATCCCATGCGCTAACAGTATGAGTTCCATTAGCAGCAACCTCGATGTCGTACTTGCACAAATCACCAAATACTCCTACTGTATACCAACACGAATCATGCTTGCATACAGATGTATCTTCGTCGGTAAAATGGCGGTTGATGTCAAGGATTATGTCATACTGATGCCCTTCACTAAGCCATCTTTCGAACTGCTCAAGCTGCTTATCTGAAAGAACATTGTTGATGAGATACGAAAGCTGTTCCTCTACTGTAGGGTGCATGAGCGCACCACTTTTTAAATTTTCCTGTTCCATATTGTATTTATTAAATGTTTGTGGAACGGCAAGATATTCTCTACGCTCACCGTTCCGGCACTGTTATTTTTTTGTGTCAGATGAAGTAATCATCGGAAATTTATACAACACTGGGTGAATTAGTGCGTTTTATATAACCATGTGATATAAGCGGCGATCAACAGCTTAGACGCAATGGAAGCAGGCATTGCCTGCTGTAATGGCTGCGAGAAGCTGGTTAAACGCCGCACCATTGAATTTATCCACCAAATGTTGCAAAGACCGCACCGTCTTAATTGTTCACCAGAAAGATACGGAACATAAATATAACTGGGTGATTAAGTCAACCGGACATTTCCAGAAGGATAAATGTGAACCAGTATCGCAGCCCGGTGAACAAACGGGCTGTAGAACTCGGTTCAGTCCCTCTGGTAAATGCCGGTGTGACATAAATTTATCTTTCCAAGTAAAACAGGTGTGTTCTCACCATTATATACCGTACAGAAAATGCGCTTGAATATAAGTATGTGATGGAAACAGGTATGCGCCATCATAGTGGAGGCGTACTATTAGTCGCCTCCTACGTTGATGGCTGTCCGCGACCTCGTTTCGTAAATCATTCTGTAAGATATATATTAGTCCGCGCCGACCATGTGTAAAACCGAGTGAACTTATATGTATGTTTAATAATGTGATATAAAGAGGAGAAGAACATCTCGCCGTTCCTCCATCCATAGGAGGTTCTTATCTCATCCTGAACTCAAGGATTGATGATAAGAAAGGCGGAGATGTGCTATGGAACCTCTTAGTTAAATGTTTTCACCAAATTTTACAATACCATATCATATTGTTGGCAAGACCGTGTGAATATGTGCATAAATATACTGCTTTGATACAAGGGATTATTTGAACAGGTCCGCGTCAGGATGTAGCAACAAGCGACGGGAAGTGTCGGCGGACTGGAGGAGTGATGCGACGGAAGATCCGCCGAATGGGAGGAGCGACTATGCCAACATAGAAGCGGCATTGCGCTTCACCGAGTGGCATACAGCACATCCAGCTGACCAGTGAGTTAATAATCCTTTGTTAAATATTTTCACCAAATCTTACCGATACTGCACCGTATATATAAAAATTATGGCAATTCATATCGGTTTACTGCACTATGTGAAAGCGGTATGTGTTTTTAAAATATGTGCTCTTATCCAAGCTAATATGCGCGTGGACCGTGAGATTCGGCGTAACTCTCATCATTGATGAAGTGAAGCGGAACCGAAACTGGTCCCGCGATATATAGCTGGGACAAGGAATCAAATCACCAAGTACAGTATGGAGCATACTCTCCAGAATACTAATTAGTAAGCGCTGTTAGTATACTTGAAGTTGTTATCGGCGATACACTTACGAAGCATTGCCAACATTCTCCAGCCTTCACCCTTCGCAGCGTATTCTCTGGCAGCGTCGCGAACATAATCAAGTGAAGCATACATGTCAAGGCACTCACCATTGTCAGCCCAGATGTGACACCCGTGGAACTTAATCATGTTGTCCAGTGTATAGAAAGCACCAGTTCCAGCGTAAGCCTGTCGCCATGCCTCGCACTGACGCTCACCACGCTGAACTGCCTTGCAGTAAAGATTACCCTTGGTATTACGAGCACAGCGCACGAAATTCTCAACATCACTGTGCAGCATCGCATAGTCTACACATCCAGATGCTGCCACCTTCTTCCAGCGGTGGATAAGATTCATAATAGGACTGTAAAGTCTCTTATCCAAATCTGAAACGAATACATTACCTATCGCAGAAATCTTCTTGTATGGAACTCTCTTGCAACGCTTCGTTGGCAATTTATGCTCGATTGTATATCGGAGCTGACTCAAATACTCCTCCATCATTCGAATCACCACATCAATATTGAACCAACGTACACGATCCTCGAAACACTGCTGGTCAGCTTTCTGAAGATGTGCGATAGTCTTCAGTTCATCACATAACATTCTCCACGCATAGTCACAACCGAACTTTGTCAGCGTTCCCATATAGCTGTCGCGAGAGTTCAGCATCCAGAACATCTGACCCATAATCCAACGGCGATGCAACTTGGTATTCTTGACATACCCATCGGAGATAATCTGCTCTTCCAAATCATCAACTACCACCGGAGTTCCACCAGCGTTCACCTTAATTGTTACCTCGACGCCGTTTGCTGTAATCTTAAACAAACCGTCAGTGTTGATACCTGCGTTCTTCAAAGTCTCGATTCTTGCTGAAATGTTGTTTTTTGTTGCCATAATAAATTTAATTTAAATGTTTGTAAATATTTGTAAATGAATTAGTTAATCAAAATTAAACCAGTCTTTAAGGATTACGAAATCGCGGTCCTTTTTGCTTTGCCAGAAATACGTTCCCCACTCATCTCGCCACTGGAACTGACCGACAATGGCATAGCAAAGGAGTGTCAACTCCAGAATAGCTCTTGCCTGACGGCGTGGAATACCTCGGCGAATATCGTCATCAGTAAGTCTTTCAGATGAAAGAGCGTGGAAATATCTCTTTGTCTCGCTGCACCCCTCCAAGCCAGTCGGAATTGAGTGCTTGTAGTCTTGGTACAATGCTTCGAGATATGTAAACATAGCCTCGTCAGCATCCTTGCCAGTACATGTTGTGATAGGCTTCACACCAAGTTCCCCTTTGTATTCGCCATTCTTTATAATAATCTCGCCGTCGAATATAAGAGTCTTTGTCTTAAAATCGACGCTGAAAGAGAGTCCGTGACGAACTCCATCGATTACTTTTGTATAAATTGTCTCCATGTTTATCCTAATTTATTATTGAATATATATGATTTACTCTGTGCATAAATATAAGCTCTGTGATGTGATACAGTAGCTGAAGGTGACGTCGAAGACTGCGTTGCTTGCTCGACGTCACCTTACATGATACTGTATTCCTGCAAGATTGTAAATACTATATATAAGGCTGCACCGCCATTTCCTGATGCCATGCGCTTGGTGCGTGTTTTTAACTATGTGATAGAGAGGATCACATGTGCCACCGGGTAAGGAACTGGGTAAGACTCAGGAGAATTGTCCTGAGTCACCCGTGAAGTTACCCGGTGATATATGTATCCGTCTTGAAATTGCGCACCACATTCAGAACACCGCACGATAATTTTATTTTGCTGCCTGCTACAAATGTATTGGTCCGTGCTTGTATCGCTGTGATTACAATGATCATCAGCTCTCCTGAGTCTATTCATCCGAATAGGATTATCAGACTCAGGATGATGACTGAGATCATTGTTTAAAGTATACATACATAACAGACATCGCCGGACTGCGATTGTTTTTACATCAGTCTCACCATTGCGTCAAACACCGCGTGGCTTGTCTTTAATGTATTCTGCATACATTTGAGAGAATAATACCCCTCAATCATCGGCACTTTTTTACGGTTTGTCGTTACATTCCGTCCAGTACCTCTCGCCACACAGAAGCTTCCCTCACAATGATAGCCGAGACCGCCGACCTTCTTCTTACCAGTCGAAACGGCTCTGAGACAGTCGATGATGAACTCGTTCATAAGCTTGATGTCGTGCTCCACGTTAATGACTGGAAGCACCGCCGTAGCCCATGAGTGACCGTCAAATCCTTTGTAAAGATAAGCGTTGACAGCATTGAGAGCCGCTTTCGGCGTTGTCTTCGGCTGGTTGACCGTGCGCTTCTGAATCTCCTTCTGGAAATTCTTCAGGCGCTTCTTCGACATCGAAATGTCACCGCCGTGGATGCTGAACCCAAGGAACTTGAACCAGCGGTTCTTGCTGATGTACTCGACTTTCTTCGGGTTGAGCTTCATGGACATTTCACCCAGATGCTGCGCCAGAATGTCCATTGCCTCCTGATAGTTATCGCCGAAATACACAATATCATCTGAGTAGCGAACATACAGTCCACCACAAAGTGTCATCTTCTCGTCCAGACTACGCAGCACCACATCAGCCAGCCAGCTTGCAACCGCACAGCCCTGCTTGAGTGACTGGTATTTGTTCTTTACTTCACCGTCAACATCAATATAGACGTTACTGTGATAGTACTTTCTCAGTACATCTATCAGAGCACTGTGACCAAACTTGACCTCAACCTGATTGAAAGCATCATCGATGTAGTTAATCGGCACGCTGTCGAAATACTTACTGAGGTCAGCCTTAAAGCCAAGCGTCTCACCCTGTGACGCTTCGAGACGCGCAGCGATGTTCTTAACAACCTTGCCACAGCCTACACCGGTCAGATATGAACGGCAATTCTTATGCACCATGTCAGGACATAATTCAAACAGCATATCATTCAAAATGCTGAGAATTATACGGTCCTGTGCTTCATTGATATACACCGTTCTGAACTCACCGGGGTCATCCTTTGGAATCAGCGCCGTGTGAGGTGGTATAATCTGATACTCACCGTCACGGATTGAGCGGTAGAGCGCCAAGCGCGTCTCCGGACGAGTCATTATTGAAAGGACACCCTTGTCGATGTCCTTAATTATTCCCTTATTCAATGCCTTCTCCCAGCGCTCCGGCTGAAAGAATATTTCTAATAATCTGTCCATATCAGTCTTGTATTGGTCGTATGTTAATTGTAATCTCCGCCCTGTTGCATAATGCTGCATCCAGAACGCATTTGATGTTCTCTAAGATGTACTTGCCTACACCTTCGTTCTTCTCGTCATCATGAAAGACAAGAAGAATATCGCGTGCATCATCATATTTATTTCCCTGCACCTTCCATGAGATACCATTGGTGCAGTCCTCAAAAATTATCTTTTCATCCATAGTTGCTAACTGTTTGCCATTTTATTAAAAGCCATTCGCCAAATTGCCTTGGCATCTTCCTCGTTCTCGATAGGATTTCGCTTCGCCCAGAAAGCGTAGCCATATCCATATAGCAGACAGTCACAAGCGTTCTCGAACTGTGCGAGATAGCGTTGCTTTAAGGTTTCATTATTTTCCATCGTACAATAAATTTACATAAAACTTCGCCGAATCATATATTTCACGCTTCTGCTCTTCTGTTGTCCAGTGTGCTTCAAGCCATATATGGTGATTCTCCTCGTCTTTCAGAAGTTCGAACCATTCATCCGGCGTTACATTTTTATCCTTGATACTCTCAATAGCATGACGCAGAAGCGCTGGATGTTCATGCCAGACATCATCAAAAGTGTTAAGCTTGTCTCTTCTATCACAGGTGTCTTCTTCGTCATTACACCTGAGCGTCTTAATCTCAGCGGCTGCACAGACTAAATTAGTAGACATCGCTATTAAATCCTCAGCGATGTCAATCAACGTCTTGTCCATGACCTTCACCAGTTAGTTCGTAATGTTTGTTTACAAGCTCATGGAACTTACGGTATCTCTGAACAGCTTGATATTCCAGTGCATCCGCCAATTCAGTTATCTGCCCGGCGAACGCCCATCTAATCTCCGTGTCATAGATGCAACCATATCTGTCGGAGTTATCATAACCATTCATTCGAATGACATTGGATGATGTAGTCGGCTCAACATATACTTCAGTCACCACCAAATCAATAGGCTCTGCACCCTCATCGATATATGTGGCGATAACAGGTTTATCATCGATGTCGAATTGAAAAGTTACGCAGCCATTATCTTTATCTTCCACACCGAAATTACCAATCAGCTTACTGAGACGCAATCTTTCAGACTGCTTAATCTCGTCTATCATCTGTTGTATTGTCTTCATGGCTACTCCTCCTCGTCATCTTCTTCGTTATCTTCAACCCATTGTTTCTCGTATTTTCCAAACTCCTCGATAATGATTTTATCATCATCGCACTCATCATCCCATTCATAGGCGATGTAATCCTCGACCGCACCATCGTGAGCATACGGGAAGTTCTTCTCGATGACCTCACGACAATGCTCTTCGTAAGAGTCTTTGTCGCTATTCAGCATCGCCTCCTCATTGCGGTAGCCAAGTGTCTCAGCCACCCAAGCACCATCAAACCAGAGGAGGTCGTTTATTGTTGTCTCCTCTACTCCGTCTGGATACAACTCATTCAGAGTATCTTCCAGTCTGTCCAAGTCCTCATAACTGAGAGCATTGAACGTGTCTACTGCGCCGCTCCAAGGCTTGAAGTTACGCAGTGAAATTTCGCTAAACATCTTCATAATCAGCGTGTTTTTAAATTGTAATAATTATTTATTAGCTAATGATTTAACCATTGGCTCCAAGATTTCTCTATGAAGGTACTCAACACCAACTGCGTGGGCTGGCTGTTGTACCTCTCCGTCCTTGATATTCTGGGCGAAGAACTCGTACTTCTGAGGAGTTTCGCTGACAGTCACCAACACCTTACCGTCACAGAACATCTTACCACGAAGTTCGTCAACAGCATCTCGTACCGCCACCCGCATCTCCTCCAACTCTCGCTCTTTTTGGCGGATAATGGAATTTATTGCGTCTTCAGCTTCGCTCTCAGCCTGCTTTTCGTCGTAATAGTTATAACAGCTATCAACTTCATCGCCCTCCTTATCGAATACTCGCCAGTAGTAGATTTCACCGTCGTAGTATTGCTGAAGCTCCTGAATCTCATCTTCCATGAACTTTTCAGCTTTTTCTTTGGAATCAAAGGTACTCTTAGGTATCGCTATGATTCCAAATAAACCGCTATCCCAAGCGTCACTGAATGGTGTGGTACTGAGAGATATGCCGTTGTGAATATAAGCATATATCTTCAGCATGTAATGGTCACGAACAAATTCACGGTCAAGTCTGTCATCTTCACCAAAAATTTCGTCAATCTTGTGACCATCAGGGTTATACATCCGATGATTACTGTAAATTATTGAATCATGCTCGTACTCCTCACGAGGATTGCATGGGTTCTCGTCATAATAAACTCTTAATGTGTAATCTCCTATTTTTCTTTCTGCTATTGCGTTGTCCATAATGCTTGATTTTTTAAACAATACCATAAAACTTAGCGATACGGGCGAGTGCCGCACCGCAACTATACCACCACCGAGCCGCAAACGCCTCAGCAGACATTTTTGTTCCCCAGCTCTTACCAATTTCGCCGATATAATAATTGCGATATTCTATCGAACAAATGCTTGGAAGGCAACGAAGATATTCGCTGTACCTCTTTGCAAGTGTGGGTATGGTATAAGAGTTGCGGAAGTTGCATGAATACTCCGCCTCGTAACGGCGGTTAAATATCCAAATCGCTTCTCCGCAGTTCTGAGGACGCTTGCGCCAAGGCTCGTCCTCAAATACTGTGGATTTCATAATGCGGTCGATTACATAACGAGCAAACTTGTCCTCGCCATTCTCTTCGAAATAGTCTTTTCTTGTTTCCATACCTTAGTCCTCCACCATTAGAAAATCTTTTACCAACTGCTCATTCTCTTTCAAAAAGAGGTCGCGCTGGTGTTCCTCATGGAAAGCGAGATATGCGTATGATGCTATGTACTTGCCAGTTGTAATCTCATCGTGCTCTCTATCTATGACGAACTTATCGTCTTGACTGCCCCATTCAGCGTCAGTGACTGGACCGCCATACCGCTCATCCATTTTGATGAGCATAGAAATACGAAGCATCGCCAAGGCAGCTCTGGCAGTCTTAGCATTTGCGCCGACGTTATAATTCTCAGGGACATTTTTAATGTCGTTGTCTCTTGGTATTTCCATGATATGAGAGTTCATATCTATATATGCCCCTTCAATAGTTTGTGATTGGTCACTTCCCCACGGTCTTACAAATGAGTGAGACCCTACAGTCTTGTCATCATCTACAACCGTGAACAAATCGTCTACGTCTTCGTCACCAAACTCATTGTAATGTCCTCGCATCGTCCAGCACATCGGCGTCT